CATAAACGACCTGCTCTCCGGGGTGGACGTGGCGACGGTGATTGAACCGCGCATGCAGACCCTTTGCAACGCTTACAAGAGCGCCGGGTTCAAGGTGGTGGTTTGCACCGTTACCCCCTTCCTCGCCAACGAGTACGAGACTTCCCGCCAGACCTTTAACACGTGGATACGAGCGAACTACGCGAGCTTTGCCCACGCCGTCGCGGACTTTGGGGCAAGCGGGAACGGGATAGGCAGCGTGAACGACCAGAACAACGCGACGAATTACCAGACGGACAAAACTCACTGGACGGTGGCGGGGGCGGCGATTGCGGCGGCGATAGTTAAGACGGCGATACTGGCCCTACCGTAAGGAGTAAGCGATGCACTACCTACCAATCAAAGGCGAAAGCTACATTGATGAAACCGACACCTACCCCGCGACCATCCGGGGCAGTAGTTACATTGATGTGACTGGCACCTTCCCGGCCACGATAAGGGGTGAAAGCTACCGTGTCTATACCGAATAAAACCTATGAGATGTACCGGGGCGACTTCCTTGCCCTCGGCATCTACGTTACCTACGCCGATGGCGACCCGGTGGACCTGACCGGGTGGACCGCCAAGTTTATCGGCAAGCTAAACCTGACCGATGCCGACGTGGACGCGGTACTGAACCTAGATGGGTTTATCGGCATCCAGACCAACCCCGTCGAGAAGGGCCGGACCAGGGTTATCATTCACAACGCCGACACCCTGGCCTTACCTACTTCCATTACCCGAATAAATTATATGTGGCAACTGACCGACACCCTCAGTAATGTCCACACCCTGGAAAAAGGCATCCTGCGGGTACTGCCGGATATAACGATAAGCACATGACAATTTCAGCCAACAGCTTTATTACCGACCTGGGTATCCAACTGGGCGACCCTTCGGCCTCACTGTGGCCGCGCCCCCAGGTACTCAGCTTTATCAAAAGGGCTTACCGCATCTCCTGGCCCTGGTTCTTTAAGACTATCCTGGACGACTACACCTACACCGGGCTAAACGCTGTGCCGATAAACACCCGTGAACTGAACGTGCCGGACGCTTTCTTCCCTACCGCCAACACCAATGATGTAGCCGCTCCGGGTGAAATAACCGGGCTAGAGATAAGGCTGACCGGGACGACTACCCCGGTGGACCCGGTGAGTGCCAACTGGTTCTTTGTCAACCGGGCGGCCATTGACGCGATGAGCCTTTACCCGGACCAGATGCCCCAGATACGGTTCTTGCAGCCCTACAACAACATCTTTGAGATGCGTGTTCACGGTTGCGTTCCCCTGGCTATCCCGACCGCCGATGATACCACGCCCCTGGACGGCTCCGACTACGCGGGCTTTCTGGAATGGCTGACCTGCCAGACGATGGTCTACTGTATGGCAAACAAAGAAACCAACACCAACGACGACAAGCGGGGTTTCGGCAGGCGGCACTTACTTGACCAGGCTGACGCGGATAAAATGCGCTGGCGTTACCGCATGTCTATGCCACACTACACCCAGTTCACCCAGGTGGGGAGATAAGCGATGCCTAGCCTGCCTTTTAGTGGTAACGGACTTACTATAGACGACGGCACCGCCGACCTGGAATTTTACGACGGCTACGGTATCTGGGGCTTTCGGCTGGCGAGCCTGTCGCCCGTTACAGAGAGCCGGGGCGACGGCTTTGCCGGGCAGATTGCCAGTGGCGGCCAGAATTTTGACGATGCCACCCCCTTCAAGCGCAAGGTTTACGACAACTGGTTGGGCGGCTTCGGCCAGCTAAACGACAACAAGACCACTGGTGGGGTGGGGATTGGTGGCGACGACACCAAATTTTTTTACGCCGATGCCAAGACCGACCGGGCCGGGTACTTGATGCCTGGGATGGCCCGCAACTTTATCTACAACACCAAAGTCAACCAGACAGTCCCGGTGTCCGGCAAAGCCGACCCAAACCCAGGTGACGAGGACGAGGTGCCGCGTGGTGTGCTGGCCCAGGCTCTGTCTTCCGAGTACCGCCTGCACAATAGCTTTAACTGGCAGGGCGGAGCAGTCACCCTTACCAAAATAAGGATACTTTTTCAGTTAAAGAACCACACCCTAAACACTCCCTACACCATTACCGTCACCCTGAAAGGGCCGTTGGGTATTTACTCGACGGATTTTACCTACACCTTTACACCCTCCACCACCTATAACACCCTCAACGGCTGGTGCTGGGTCACGCTCACGGGTAGTGCCACCATAAGTAACAGCGTTTTTGACCTTTATTTTGGCGACAGTTCTACCAGTGCGACCGGGGCTATCGGTGCGGTGGGGGTGTATGTAGGTAACGTAGATGCCGGGGGGAACATCCGTACATACCAGCCAATCGCTAGCCCGACCACAACCGACAACGCTATCCGGCCTTACTTCCAGCTTTGCAAACCAGGCACCGCCGCTCCCTACAAAGCCTGGTCCCAGGCTTTGCGTAAGGTCCACCAGATTTACGACACCGCCACAGCCACTTACTTTGATGTGGCCGTTCTTAACACCTCGCTCTTTAACACCGCCGCTACCGCAACGGGTGGGACCTCATCAGGCGTATCGCCGGAAGTGGTTTTCACTTTCCCGTACCTATCCAGCATTGTTTTTAACAGCAACCTTTATGTGTCTTTTAACGACGGCGGCCTTAACTTTGGGGTCAGCAGGTATACCCCGGCCATCCTAAAAGCCAACGCCATCACCGCCCCCAGTACGGACCTCACCTTTTCAATGCTATCCCCGGTGGCGTTGGGTGGTTATATCTACTTCTTTGAACGCACCGGGCGGCAGATGTACAAGTGGACGGGCAACTTCCCGGCAACCGGGGCCGATGCGCCGATAGCCGTTACCGCCGCAGGTATTGTGGGAGAAAGCCTGGTCGGAGCTACCAAGCTCTTTGTTTTTCAAGGCAATTTGTGGGTTGCCAAGCCGGAAGGTATGTTTATGCTGTACGTGGACCCGGCTATTATGGCTGCACCACCGAACACCAACACGCCGCGCGTGCTACCGATGGGCGACCCCTTCCCGGTGCCGCACAGGATAGCCGGGGCTTACACCACCATCCACCAGGGTAAGATTTACACTAACTACAAGGACCGACTTTATGAGTTTACTATCGGTGCCGATAACGGGGTGCAGGTCCAGGTTATCCCTTTGCCGATGCCCTGGTATCAGCTTGGTTACTACCACCAGATTGACGGGATTGCCTCGGATGGGATAAACCTCTACGTCAGCTACAACAACCTGGGTATTTTTACCTACAACAACCTGGCCTGGCACGTGGTCACAGAGTATTACGAAACAAACCCGATAGACAACTCCAACGCCGGACTTAGCTGGGTAATGAACCCGACCTTTGGGCCGGACTACCTGTATGCGCGGGACGGCGGCCACATCTTGAAGATACCACAGCCGAACGCCGCCTCACCCTACACCCGTCAAATAGCCCTGTCGGACCAGAACAAGTGCGGTTATCTGGTGGTAAGTCTTACCAACTTCGAGGCGGCTGAAATTCCAAAGTACGTTCACTCGGTAGTTTTGTCTATGCTGCCGGGTACTTTTAGGGTGCTGGTCAGACCCGTCGTACACATACCCAGGAGTGCCACCGACCTGGCCGGACCCTCGCCTAGCCCGGCCAACCTTGTTATGGAAACCTATCACGAAGGTTTGCTAAGACCCTTCTGGACCAAAGGCGTGTCGGTGCTTAACGTCAACCCGACCGACCTTTATGTTGCCACCAAAGAACTCAATACCAACGGCACCTTGATTGACGGGACTTATGGGCCGACCTACTGGGACTCTACCGACTTCACCAACAACGTTTCATCGGAAAAAGTCGCCTACCTGTGGGATAAAAATAAGCTAACTACCGCCAACCCTGAGCAGGCGTATGACGACCTCTTGACCCACCCGAACGTCTTCACTCAGGCAGGCTTTGTGGTTTACTTCTGGAACCCGGTGCTGGCCCAACACTCTACGGTTGGGCAGGAGATTGTGGCTATAGATAGCCTGGTGGTCAAGTACCAGAGTGTCCAGGATTACCTGGCTCTTTACAAGCTGTCAATAAACGTGTCGGAACACACCGAGGGTCGCAAGGCAGACCTGGACGGGTACGCCGCCGAGGATAGCTGGGAGTGGTTACGCAACCAGTTTACCCGACACCTGCCGATACTTATCAAGCTAAAGGTAAGAGAGCTACCCGACCCGAACCTGCCAGGTGGCGGCGAGGTGCTTAACCAAATCAACAACACCGCCACCCGCCAGTTTCTGGGGTTTCTGCAAAACCCCAGCAACCAGTATGGTCAACCCATTGTGGTCAAGGACAGTGGAAGCCCCCTGCCAACCAGGGTTGACTTTGAAATTGTAGCGGTGGATGGAGAAAACTATGGGTTTTAGCCCCGGCTTCTCTCTCGGCCACGATGCCGAACACCAGGACCTTACCAGGCGGCTGGTGGGTATTGATGCCCAGATTGCCTCGGCTTCGCCTTACCTGGTGCTGACAGCCAGTTCCTGGGCCGACCGCCCCCCGGCCCCGGTCAGTGGACAAATCTTCTACTGCCAGGACCGCAAATGTTTTTATTACTGGTCGCCCACACCCAACCGTTGGCTGACGGTCGAGGTCTTTGAGATACCGATAGACGTAACAGGCACCTACGCCAACCCTTACTTGGTTACGGTCAACACACCGCTTGGTTTTGGAAGTGTTCACGGTGCGGCAAGTTTATTTAGTACAGACGGTAGCTTTTGCATAGTGGGGGCCGAGATAACCTGTGCCACCGCCGCCACCTACAACGCGACCCACTACTGGCAGCCAAACATTTACATAACCAGTGCTGCCGGGGCAACCTCGGAAATAATGGGAATTATTTGTTACGACGCTTCGCACGCTACAGCCGGACAAATTTACCACTTTACCAATACTGGCCTTAACACTGTCTACAACACTACAACGGCGGCTGTTATCTCCTATATCTACCGTAATAATGTGGCCCCCAGCGTGGGGGCCGGGACACTTTCGGTTTACAAACAATCGGTGCTGGTCAGGATGGCCGGGTAGGAAAACAAATTGAAACTTGAAATCGAATACTTTAAGTTTATCCTGGATAACGCGCCTCTCCTGGTGAACCTGGCCTCGGTCGAACTGGGGCTGCTGGTGGGCATGTGGCTGCGTGGTCGCTTTATTGACAAGACTTCTCTGCACGGGCAGGATGTGATAGACTTCGGTATGTTTAGTATCGTCCTAATCTATCTTACCCTGGTGGCAACCTTTTCCGACTGGCCTATCCCGGTCCTGGCTTACGCGGGCGGCGGTGTCATACTCCCACCCTTCACCCTACCGCTTTACAATGCGCTGGTAGCGTCGGCCCCAAACTTGCTGAAATCCATACTGCCGGAAGGTATAATTAAATGGGTATTGGAACACACCCAGCCGCCTGCGATAGGTGGGAAGAACAACGAGGAAACGGGAGTGAAATAATGGAACACGTTTATATTGTTGTGGCTGGGCTTTTTGCCCTGGTGCTACTGGTCATGATAGCCACGATTGCCTTTCACAAAAAGGCGGTTTACCTGGCGAACCTTATAATGAGCCTGGCTTTCTTTATGGCCCGGAGTTGTTTTATCTATTTCATCAACCCGATAAACAACCAGGCTACCAGGGAGAACCAGGAACAGCTTAACTTTGTCCGGGGTCTGTTGCCCTGGCTGCTCGGCTGGGTGGTCCTTTCGGCCCTGGCGGTACTGGCCTTTAACGTGTTAATCCCCTTTATCCACAACCATTACACCATCCTGCGCACCCCTGCCGGGGAAAAGGACCGGGTTATTAAAAAAATTCAAGACTATCGGAGGTCGGCATGAAACAGTTTCTCTTAATAGCGGCCATCATTCTCTTTGCCCTGGCCCTACTGCTTTACGTACCCTGGCGCAGTTGGCCTGCCGAAAGTGATTTCAGGCTGGGCCTTATCGCGGCGGGCCTGTTCTGCTGGTCGCTTTCTACCTTCGTAACCAGCTAATGCAAGCCAACAGCCCGGTAAAAAACGTAGACCCGGACCTGAGTGAGGACCAGTGGTCTAATATTTTAGTGGCCCAGTCTTCCCTGACGGGCGAAGACATTCACGACGGCTACGAAGCGGTCTGCCGCCACCGGGTCAGCCCGGCTTTTTGCCTGGCCGTTTTCTGGAACGAAAGCCACTTTGGTCGGCTCGGTATCTGCCAGAAGTACGATACCCACAGTCCCGGCAACACACGCACGTCGTTTCTAGGGGCCGGGAGAACCGTTTCTACGCCCCAGGGCGACTACATCCGGTATAATACGTGGTCGGACGGGTTTGAAGACCTTGCAGCCCGTCTGGTGGGCAAGTCGGACTACGCGGGCCTCTCCACCATCGAACAAATTCTGCCCGTCTTCGCGCCACCGGAAGACGGCAACGACCCGGCAGCCTACATCCAGACGGTGGTCAATCTCATTAACGGGTGGTTAAAAACTATGGTAACACAAGCACCGCCAATCGAGTGGGTCGGCAGCCCCAACTACTGGGTGGGACGCTGGGGTGAGATAATCCAGGGCATTGTAGACCACATCAGCCAGGGCAACCTTAACTCCAACATCGGCTGGTTTCACAACCCCACCAGCGAGGTTTCATCCACCTACGAGGTCGGGCTTTCGGGTAAAATCGTCCAGTACGTATCGGAAGCCGACACCGCCTGGGCCAACGGACCCATAGACCTGAGCGGGCCGGACGGCTTTGACCACAGCGTACCCTGGCTGTTAGAGTGCGCCCAGATGGGCTACAACCCCAACAAACGGACCATTTCTATCGAACACGAAGGTTTTACGGGCAACCCGATGCCGGAAACACAGTACCAATCAACGCTGGCCCTGCACAAGTACATTTTAGCCCGCAACCTGGCGATAAAGAGCGACCGCACCGGGATTATCGGACATTATCAGGTAAACAAGGCGCAAAAGGCCAACTGCCCCGGCACAGGCTTCCCCTGGGCGCGTCTTATGAGTGACCTGGCGGCCTGGGAGCAGGCTGGCGGGCGTGGGCAGGCGAAAGAGGTTCCACCAATGGCAATCAGGCTAAACGGTTTCGTGTTAGGCGGCGGCTTTCTGGACTTTTACAACAAGCACGGCGGCTTACAAGTCTTCGGCTACCCCCTGACCGAAGAATACACCAACCCCATCACGCACCTGACCGAACAGGTCTTTCAGGGCGAGGTTTTGGAGTACGACCCAGGCGAAACCAACCCGGACTGGAAAGTAAGGCGCAAAATAATCGGCCCAATGTACCTGGCGAACCGGGGATTTTAAGGAAAATAAAAAGCACCCCGCAGTTCAGAGGTGCTTTGGTCATTGGACTAAGTGTGTGGACTTGGAATGAAAAGTAAGTCAGATAATTGCGTGGGTTTCGTAGCCCAGATTTATTATAGCACAGCCACACCACAAAACAAACCAAACACCAGACCCAAAAAATATAACACACCAAAAATAGACGGCAAAAAAAGGAAAAATGATAGTTGCCACCAAAGGCTAAACGTAAATACAAGCCTTTAACCCCGGCCCAGCAGCTAAAGGCCAGGCAACGCCGGGCCAGGGAGAAAGCCCGCCAGCCCTTTGCCGTACCCCGGTTGCCAACGGTCCAGAGTATGATGCGCCAGATTTACGAGGAAGAAAACGCCACCGAGGTCTTCAAGTACCAGCGCGTTCACGGCACCGATGTCGAAAGGCTCTTAGAGAACCAGGGGTATAACCGCAACCTGGCAAAGTTCCTCAGTGCGCGTGATGTGTTGGAACTTAAAGCCTCGCTCACCGGGCTAAAGCCGGGCCGGATTGCTCTCACGCTGCCGGAACGTTTAACCATCGAGTGGATGGAAGCCAACCACTACACCTTTGGTGGGGTCTACCCCAACATCACCAACCCGTCAGCCGACTTCTTTAGCCAGTGGCCGCTCGGCGGCGGGCGTGGCCGTTTCGGTGGTGGCCTGGTGGCCGACATCTTTATTTCATCGGTAGCCTCACGTACCAAAAAGGGCGTGGTGCTGGCGATTGACGGAGCTTACTGGCACCAGAAGGCGGCGGTATCCGGGCGCGATGCAGCCCAGAATACCCTACTGCAAAGCCAGGGCTATGTCGTGGCGCGTATCACCGATACCCAGGTTTATGATAGCGGCACCCTTGAACGCTTTATGCGTAACCTCTTGGGCAACAGGTAATGTTTCGCATCTACGGTCTGACGAACAGTTGGACCCACCAGATTATCTACGTGGGCCAGAGCGTCCAACCGCTCCCGGCAAGGCTGGCCCAGGCTCGTTACGAGTGGAAGAAATGCAAGGACGGGCATAGGAAACACCTGGCTATAACGGGGGTGTATGCACTTGGCGGTAAACTTGGTATAATAGAGCTAGGCCACGCCCAGGACCAGGCCGGGGCAGACGTACTCGAAGCCTGGTGGATAACCACACTCCGCGACCAGGGCTACGCCTGGGGCAATACCTCGGCGGGTGGAGCAGGCCAGCACGGGGTCCGGCGCAGCCGGGCCAACCGCAAAAAAATAGCCCGCAGCCTGCGGGCTTACCACCTTAAAAAGCAATTCACATCTTCTTTAATGTCCATCCTCCTAGCTACTTTAGCGAAATAAAAGGGCGTACCCCTGAGCAAGGTACGCCCCTTCTTATCTTATTTTGGCAATTCACGGTTGGCCTGCGCCCGGCTGTAGTTGGTGCCAAACCGACGGGCGATAGCCTTGTCCAGACCCGGTGGGGTCCGGCGACCGTGTGTGTAGCCCAGGCCAACGTCCGGGTATCCGGCTGCGCGAGCAAGCTCGATTAGCTTCATGCCTGAACCGGGCGAACAACCGAAGTAGTTTGCCATCGCCCGGTAAGACGGTGGCTGGCCGAACTCGTCCTTGACCAGCTTCCAGAAAGCCGCCACGTCCTGGCCCGTCACGCCCAGCGTGGCGAACCTGAAATATTTGTGGGGCTTGCGATAAATGGGCTGCCTGACCACTTCCACCACCTCGACTTGCGGCAGGCTCGGCGGGGCCGGGGTGTAGTCGGGGGTTGGCACCGGGTCGGGCCGGGTCAGGGCTGGCTGCATATCTTCCAGGGCGGCTATCGCCGGACCACCGACAGCCCGCAACGCCCGGTAGTTATCGCGCAGTTCGGACTTCGCGTCTTCCAGTTTGGCGAGGGAAGCCTGCACCCTGGCGGCCAGGGCATCCCTGAGAAAGGCCACGCTGCCGTTGGCGGTGCCGTTCGATAGCACCTTAACCAGGGCATCAAGGTCACTTTGACTTATCTCCATTACTTACCACTCTTTCTGTGATTATAGCGGTAGAAGCCGCTAAACATAACCGCGTTCACCAGTAACAGTCCAACGATAAATAGCGTATCCACTTAGTCCTTCTTTCTCTTGTGGGTGGGTGGCCGTTAGGCCACCCCTACCCTACCCTACCAACTAGGCTGCGTCCTCGTCCTCGTCTTCCGGACCCTCGGCTTCATCCTGGTCGAAAGCATCGGCCACGAGGGTAGCGAAGTTTTCCAGGATAGACAACCGGGTCGCGTCCGGCAGGTGCCGGGACACACCCTTGACCGCCGCCAGGAAAGCCACGAAGCCCTCATCGGTGGTCATATCAAACCCGCCAGCGAAGCCGGACAGGTAAGACCGGGCCGCCGTCGGACACTGGTCCTGTAGCTTGGCCCAGGCTTTCGGCCCCAGCCTACCCTTCTGGCGCAGTTTCTCGACCTTGCTGTGGAACAGTTGGGGAAACTCGCCAAGCTCAACCCCCTGGCGGCGGGCCTCGGCCTGGCCCCACTCGTTAAAAGCGTAGAGGGTATCGGCGGCCAGGTTCACGTAAGCGTTGCGTAAAATCTCTTTAGTAGTAGACATCTTCTTGTCCAATCCTTTCGGTTAGGGGCGGCAAGGCCGCCCCGGTAAATAAAAACTAAGAGCCGGATGATGGCCGCCAGTACGAAGGCGACCACTCGGAGCCGGGGTTAAGCACATCCTGGCCCCGCTTGACACCAAAATCGCGCAACCTTGTGCCGGGAAACTTTTCCATTACGGCAGCCCTGGCTGCCTTTTCAAGCGCAAGGTTATCCATCTGGTTCAGGCGACCCTGGATACTCATCTTCTCCCGGATACCCAGCGCGTCCTTCCTACGCAACTCCATCTTCTCGAAGCAGACCTCGAAGTAGTTCAGTAAATCATCGTGACTGACCGCACCCCGCAGGGTGTGGTTAAACATCGTGTTGATGGTTTCGGCCTGCATCGCCACGAAAAAGAGATAACCCAGTTCGTCCTCGGTCGGCACGTAGTCCGGGAACGCTTCAAACTTTCCGGCCAGGTTGTCCACCAGGCGGCGGTAAACCTCACGCCAGCCGTCAGCCCTGGTAGTCGAGCCGCCCGACGGGTGCAAATAGAGCGGGTTATCCTGGCCCTCAAGCGCAGGCTCGTGCCAGCGTCTGAGGCTCCGGGCTTTGGTGTCCGGCACAAAGGCGGGTTGTTCCGGCTCGGCAGGCAAGAGGTCGGCCACGTCTATGATAGCCAGCACCTTGCAGGTACAGGGCCGGAAGTTGGAGCTTTCAAGATACCCTTCCAGTTCCAACCGGGCCAACCTGTTACCGCTAAAATCGTTAAAGGCGTAGCGGGCCAGACGGCTGCCGTGCGTACCGTTGCGGCAAAGCGACGGGCGGTCGTTACGTTTGAAGCGCAGCACCTGGCCCACTTCTTTGATGCGGTATTCCTCTTTCCTGCCGGGGGTGTAGTCGCAATTGCCCTCGTCGTCCAGCACCCGCCAGACCTGATACATACGCCAGCGTCGCTTGATGTCTTTCATCTGGCGCAAATCATGGGTAATGGCGTTGGCCTCACGGTATCTGTCCTGGGCGTTTGAGTACAGCCGTTGCAGCCTCTCGTACAACTGCCGGGCCTGTTCCTCTTGGGCCTCGGCCTGCTCAGGGGTTACGTTAAACTCATCCAGTATAGGGTTGGAGCTAAGTTGAGCCTCAACCTCGGCAATCTCGGCTAACTCTTTTTCTTCCTCGGTCTGCTCGACGGCAATACGGTACTGCTGCTTGATAAGCTCTAAGTCACTCGTTACTTCGGTAATCATAACACTTAGCCTTTCACTAATCGGTTTCTCGGTTTCTTAGCTTGTTTAAATCGCTGGCCGCAATCGGCTGGCTGTGCTTGCCAACGATAGCTTCCAGTTCACTCACCTTCCAGTAGCTCTGATTAAGGTTGGCGGGCTGCTTGTAAACCGTCAGTAGCCCGGCCCGTTGCTTATCGTAGAGCCAGGTCCGGCCCCTGCCGTAGACCTCGCGCACCTGGCGGGTGGTCAGATAATCCCTGCGCCAGTCTTTGGGTTGTGCCATATACTAAGCCTCTCTTTCTATGTAACATCACCAAATAAATCCTTTCTGTCGGTGTCCGGCTTTAGCTTTTCATTGACGGCCCGGTCGCACCCGGCCTGGTCAATGCACTCGTAGTCTTGCCCATCGTAGGCGACCCTTACCCCGTGCCTGCCGCAACGCTGGCAATAGCCCGTGAAGGACAGCCGGACTTTATTCTTTTCTTCGAGCCACATCAGGCACCCGGCCAGGTGATTGCACAGTAGGCCACCCAACCTGTTCGCCTTGCAAGCGTAGCTCTCGTCGGGCGTGCTGTCTTCGCTGTCGCACTCACCGAACCACGTACCACCCGGCCCCTGCCAGATTTCTATGTCGTGAAAGCGCAGGCTCTCGCCACCCTCGCCGTCCGGCACAATCCTATCCGTCACAAAGCACTCGGCCTGGTAGGTGTTATCGCCCACCCGTTTGGTGTACTGGCCCAGGTGGGTAATGTTCAGCTTGTCCCGGCCTTTCGCGTGCTTGGTGGCGAGGCGAACCACGTCGCCCCGCTCCACCGTACCCAGGTTAATTATCGTCATACCCCTGGCCTTGCTCCCTTTCCCGCTCGGCTTTCTTCTGCTCCTGCCTGGCGGCGTGATAGATGAAACGTAAAGCGTCTTCGTAGCCGTCGCGCCTGCCGTCCCAGTAAGTCTTTGGCCGGGCCTCTGGTTCACCCTGGCCTTTAGCCTGCTTGCCTACGGCAGCCCTGAGTTCTTCGATAGCTTCTTTGGTCTGGGCCTGAAAACTTTCGTTGGTCAGGCGCAGGTAACTGATGCACTGGAACGAGGCGATGTGTAATTCCGGCGCACCGCAACGGGCGCACACACCCTGGTCAAATTCATCCGACATAGTAACTCACTTTCACTTATACAACTTAACCACACACAGAACCACTGATGGGACAATGTTACCATATGTTGCCAACGATGTCAAGCACTGTATGGTATAATTTCTAAAAGACATTTGTTTAGACGGAGAAAGCCGATGCCACCACGCAAAGCCTACATCAAGGGCTGGACCCCGGAGCAGCTAGCCTATATGCGCTGGCTGTGCTGGCCCCAGTCAGATAAAAGCCCCCAGTACCTGAACAAGACCCAGTTTGCTGCGCTCCTGGGTGTCAACACGACCACCCTGTGGCAATGGCAGCAAATGATAGGCTGGAACGAGGCGGTCCAGGCGATGGCCCAGCAGGTAATGACCGAGCTAACGCCAGAGTTTTACAAGTCTATTGCTGAGAATATGATGTCCTCAAAGCCCAGCGATAAAATTATAATGACCTACTTCCGCTACATCCTGCCCGCTATCGAGCGCAACCGGGACACCTGGGAAGCCCGTATTCAGCTTAAGGGTGAGCAGACCCAAGCGGCAGAGGCGACCCGCGACGCTCTCACGGCAGAGATAATGGAACTGCCGGAAGAAATGCGTGATACGCTGCTAGCCTTCTGGAAACGCTTACTCACAGACTCGGCGGCAGGCGAAGCCCAACTTCTGCCCGAAGCCAAGAACTATGACTTCACTCGCCAGCCGGAAGACCCACCCAAGAAAAGGATTAAACCAGAGCCGGAAGAAATACCACCGATGCCCCTGCCCAGCGTACCCAGGCGGCTAACGATGGTGCCAATCAAGAAACTGGACAAGCCCGACCCCGAATGATATAATCACCTCACTTATCTTTTGATTATTTCGGTTCAATAACATTTAGCAAAGCAAACATTTTAGGTCCGGTCCCTAGCACGGTAGCCGGACTTATTTTTATAACGGTAATACCTATTATCTTGTCTGACTATTTCCAGGCCACTGAGGTTCTTGAATAAACCCCCATTCCTCACAACGTTCACAATCTTTCGCACCCTGACCTTTGCATTGAGGGCAAACTTTGAACTCTTTACCCTCATTGTAAAACAGGTTAGCAAAGTGCCCGTAGTTGCGTATAAGGCGAGCGAAGTTATATTTATCTTTCACCCCAAAAGACTCAACCCAATTTGCTAAATCAAAAAAGTGTGCGTCTGCAATAAATGGCCCTCTATCAGTTGTCATGGAATTATCCTTTCTATTGAAACTACTTGTAAATTAGTAAAGAGATGACCGATTAGCTTGATAGACCATTACTTCTATTTTCTCTCATCAGCTGCACTTAGTTTATGTATTTCAGAAGCAAGACAATCAACAGCCCCTTTACCTTCGATTACGTGAAAAAGGTCTGGATATTCCTCATTGGATAAAACTCTGCTACCTTTGGCACATTCGGGGCATATCGCTCCGCAAGCCTCTAATAATGCTTCCTTCCTACCATCGGCAAAACCTTCTCGATATGTCGGGTCTTCTGTAACATCAATGTAATTGCCGCTCATATTTTTCCTTTCAACATTACTAAAGATAACGGGACTTATCTTGATTATAGCGGGTAGCCACTGGCATAAGCCAGGACTACCAGCAGGCCAAAGACCAGTACCCAGGCCAGGACTATGAGCAACCCAACCCTAAAATAGTTTAACCACATCATCAACGCTCACTTTCTATAAACAAGCCCGTAACTATACCGAAGGCAACTGACCAGACCACCACCAGCAACAAACAAACGATAAAATCAAAAGCCTTGCCGTCACGCATCGCACCTACCAACCCGGCCAGGTCGAGCAACAATTGAAGCACATAAACCAAAACACAAATCGCGTACCACATTACAGCCTCACTTTCGAGGTCGGGGCCAGCAGCACCGGGCCGCATATCTGGTCGTAACGGCCAATTTTACCGTGAACATAGGCCAGGTCGGTGGCGTGCAGGTTCGGTGGCAACTTCTTTTCAATAGCCGCATCCTCATCGTAGAACAGATACAAGTCCTTGCCCAACCTGAGATACTGCACAAGCTCGCTATCCAACATCCCCTGAATTTGTTCCAGGGTTATTTTGTCGTGGTGCTTTTCAACCTCGCTACCATCGGCACCCAACAGCAAAATAAATTCTTTGGCGCGTACTTTAGGCATTAGTAATCTATCCTTTCACTTTGTTTTTCTACCCGGTAAGTATCCGGGTAGCGTCTAAACACGTAAGCCATCCCTGGCGTAAGGTTGACGGCTAGCAGCACATCCGGGCCACTAACCGCCAGGCGGTAAACCGAGTAATACTCTTTCATCCCTTAACCTCACTTTCCAGGTCGTAGGCGTGCATATACAGTTCAAGCGTATGGCTACCCGACCGGGCTATAACTTCCATATAGCCTTCGTCCCGGCAGCCTTTCCAGCGCATACCACCCGTCCGACCCCATTTGCGGTAGAAGTCAGTAATCTGGGCGGTAGCAATCTTGCGGGCCTCGTCGTAGGTCAGACCGTCACAACCCCAGGAAATGCCCTTGTCCATAATCTCCCAGGCCACAATCTGGCCGTAAGAATTAGCCTCGTACTTGCGTAAATCAAACTTAGTATTCATCGTCCAACCCCCTTAGAATTTCACCCTGGTTATCCAAATAGCCGTTGTCAATCAGGTCACAGGCGGTGCGCCCGTAGCGGCCAGGCAAGGACCAGGCATAGCCTGTGCTTACCAGATGGCTGAAAAGCTGTAGCACACCGTCACCATCAAGCTCACCATCATCAAAGGCCAGCATACTAGAGTACAAATCAAACATAAGTCACACACTCCCACAAAAATAAATAAAAGACCAAACAAGACCACAAAAGCAAAAAATGATGATAGCCACACCCTGGGCCACCCACCCTGGGCCAGGTGGCTAAAGCCACCTGTACCTCAGAGCGTCACCCTTGCCAAACAACACCCGGCTTAGGCTATCCACCATATGGGCGGCAGCGTCCATACCACAGCCGTCCACCACCACCGCACTATTCCCGGTGTTCTCGCGGTAGGACCAACCCAGGACACGCGCCACGTGATAGGCCAGGTGGCAATCGCTAATCGTTTCGCGCCCGTCATAAGTCGTGTACTTTTCCAGGGCCAGGGGTGATACCTGCCTGGACAAGCCCGACCGGGACACGCTACGCAGGATGCAGTAGACCGTATCGCCCTCGCTTAACCAGTCGCGCAAGAGGGCGATACTTTCTTCACGCTCGGACTTAGTTACCTTAGACATAATCATTTCCCTTTCACTAATTGTTGTAGTCACGGGCCACCTGTGACAGCAGCCCGTAAGCGTAGTAGAACCCACCCCACATTGCGTACTCGGACCAGAGTTCGAGCCAGTCCACCTGTGGGAACTGGGCGTACAGCCTATCGAACAAGGCGCGCCGTGCCTGTTCCTTGAACTCGGAGCGCATCGGCGAGCGGGACACCCGGCCACCCGCAAACGTAGCGTAACCCATAGTCATTTCCTTTCTGCTATTCAATTGTCCTAAGTAATACGGGCATTGTTGCCGTATTGTTTCACGTTGTTTGTTAGCGTTGTGTTAGAGCCTGGGCCAGGGGTTAAGACCCCTGGCAATAGATAACCTCGTCGCTACCCAGGTCGCGCACGCTCACCCAGCTAGCCAGGTAATGCGCCCACAAACTCCGGGCGTATTCGATAGCGTCATATGCCTGCTCGAAGCCAACCGTGCTTGTGTTGGCGGTGTCACGGTAGGTGGCGGTCACGGTGTAAAACATTTGTTTATCCTTTCTACTCTTGCAAAGCCATCATCGGTGCGCCTATTGGACGCAGACCCCTCGCGGGGTTTCGGCTACAGCTTGCGGTCGCGCCTGGCCTGGGCCTGGGCCTCACCCATCGGCAGCGACAGATACCACTTGCCAACGAACCCGGCCACTACCATCAGGACCAGCATAACCAGGGCGAACAGGATTAAACTTAACATCGAACTATCCTTTCACTAAGAGCTAAACAACCACCGGGACCAGGGGGCATTAAGCCCCCCAGTATTCCTCAACCTCGGCCAGGGCTGCGACCAGGTTTAGAGTGCGGGCCTTGCGAACCTCGTAAGCGTACAGGGCGTTCTGGTCTACCGGGTTATTGATACCTGTCAGGGTAACGGCCAGCATACCGCCCACCATAACCACATAGAACACGACCGCCAGGAAAATAAACTGATTGGAATGTGCGAACAAATTGAGCTTGAAGGCGAAGCCGACCGCGCCAGCCACGAACACCACTAGGGCTATAGACACCGACACAATCCAGGTAATGCGCTGCGTTTTCGCGGATTTCATAGGCAACATAGTTTTATCCTTTCTTAATACTCAACTGCACGGGCCGACAGGACCAACAGGACCAACAGGACCAACACAATCAGAATAGCCATTGCAAGCCACCTTTCAGGGGTGCGGGGCCGAAGCCCCGCGATAAGCGTTTACCAATCCGAACGGGAAAGCAGAAAGACCGCGACCAGACCCACGACCCCAAAGGGGATAACCCACTCTTTGATGGCATCGTAGGTAGCCAGGAAAAAGAGATTGACCAGGAAAAAGGTAGCGTGCTGGGCCTGGGTGCTGTGCTTGGTGCAGAGCCTGTGCTTGTAGGCACCCAGCCATTCGAGCACGTTCAGCGCGTAGTAGTGAACCGCGAAAAGGAGAAAACGGATAGTGGATTTCATACGTAGAACCTCTTTGAACTGCTAACCCGACTCTACCGCACCCGGTCAGGTTGGGTGTTCGGCGGTCAGGGTGTATTTGGTTGTGGTCCTATTGTAGCTAATTGTTCGCTACCTGTCAAGCCCCAATTTGAACGTTTTTTCCGCGTGTTTAGCTACGAATGATAGGCAAGGCTACCGCCCGTACCTAATAAAATTTGGTAGCGGGTAGATGATTTGTTCTGGTAGGGGTAGATTGTACTCATCACCTGGCGGCCAGGGTGTCCCGGCGCACCCGGCTATTACTTAGCGGTAGGCTAATAGTTCGTGGGTAGAAATGTTGTTATAGCTAATTACATACTTGAATACTTGCGTAGTTACGTGCATACTAAAAGTAAGTAACGGGGCTGGCGTGACATCCGGCAGCATACGATATGTTAGCATCAGGCTAAAGATTGCATAGGCTAACGGTTAGTCAGGCTAATCAAGTTAGTCAAGATAATGTATAATATCTTTAGTGACCCACCTGGAATGTGAGGATAGGGCATTGCAATGGGCTAAACCTATGGTGGCCTCGCTGCGCTCGGCCCCGGCAGGCAGGCACGCGCACGGCTAACCAGGCTCACAGGACACAGGACCAACCAACCAACCAGGCAAACAACCAGACCAAAGCCACAGAAGAAAGACACACACACACCACACACAAACGCCACCACCACCACCAACACCAGCATCATTACTACCAGTACCATTACCACCTTTAGTACGAGTATCACCATCATCATCTGTTACCTATTATTCTGTCCTGGTGTCACAAAAATATACACTATAAAAATAGACGGCGTTTTGTTAATAAATGGGAAAATAAATGGTATAATAAGGGGGAATTTCAAGATAGTGCGTAACTCTATAGTTAGCGTGCTGGTGGGCTGGTCGTTCTAACCGCGACCAGCCCTTCTTTTTTTAGGGGCTAACCCCTATATAAGAGATACTCGATAGAGGCTGGTTTTGAGGCTAGATTGTTTACCGTATGGTACACCAAACTAGCGGATTGGTTTACTGCTTGCCCCACTAGGGTCTGGGGTAAAAGGGGTAGTTGTCCAGGCTGTAGTTATCCTCGATAAGTTTAAGCTGGCGGCGGCACTCTTTGATAAGACGCTCGTACCCCCGCTCGTTGTGGGCCTCTTTGAACTTCTCCTTATAGCGGTTGGGTAGCGTTACCCAGTGCTTGTAGCAGAAGGGGTTGGCTCTGGCCTGGGGTTGGTCACAGTAGAAAGCCCGGCACTTATCCATTATCCCCCGACTCCCCTATCCGCTATCTCCTTGACCTTTGCGGTAGCGGCTTTGTCCAGCAACTTCTTGGCGGCAGCTTGTAACTGTATCCAGATTATGTCGGGTTGGTAAGTGGACTTCTTATTCAAGAAAGCCATATCCACGTAGGTGGCTTGCTTGGCCTGGGAGCCTTCCTGCTGGATTACCAGATAAAGAAAGCTGTCGGTCAGGGTTGTATCAATAACTGCGAACCACGTCCCTTCTACCTCGAAGTGGGTAGGGGTGGAAGCGGAGATGTCCTCAATGGTGATTTGGTCTGGCATCGTTTTGTCCTTTCAGGTATAATGTTAGTGGCGAAGCGTGTTTGACCCACGCTTAAAGGTGCTTGTGTCCGATAGGCGTTAAGTCTTGCCAGGCTGCCGCGCCGGGTCACACAATGCCTGGGAGAGGCCGGGGGTATTTCTTACAACTCGTCCCCGGCCTTTCTTTAACTCTTATTTCTCCGGCTCACCGTACTGGCTGCGCCGGACCCGCTTCTTGCCCAGCTTTTCCTTACGCCGCCAGTAGGCCGCCCGGTTGCCCTCGCGCTGCATTTCCAGGTAACGTTCCCAGTTCACCAGCTTCCAGTCCCGGTGGTACTGGGCAAAATACTCCCGGTTGTCCTTGTAGTAGTTCGAGTAACGCTTTAGCCTGCGGCTTCTTACACATTCCTTACAGTAGGCCGAGAGGTGGCCCCCACGCCACTTGATTACGGCTGGGATAATCCCACCACACTCTAAACACTTTCTTTCGGGTATGTCTGTCATATTGACCTTCCTGTTGCAATAGCGTTGCAACCTGCTATAATAGAATTGTTCCTGAAGGTGGCGTACAGCAAACCAAATGCTGGTTTATAGCAACAACCGCCACCTGTGGAACATCACGTTTTTTGTTCGTTACTGTACCCCTATACTAACAACCAGATAACCCTTTAAGGGATTACTGGGTTAATATTTTTGGTAAACGTCCAGGTAGAGTAGGCCGGGGCGTTTTTATTTACCCGCTCCTGCCGCCCAGCCTGGCTATCATCTCGTCAAATTCCTCACGGGGCCACTCCATCAAGCCCCTGCCGCCTAGCCGGGGTTCCATGAAGGGGTCGCCAACCGTTGTCCTGATAAAGCTGGGAAACAAATTTAGTTCACGCAAAGCCCGTACCCGGCGCATTTCTTCCACGCTCCGCTCCCTGGCGTTGGCCTGGGCCCCACGCTCCTGCTGCATCAGGCGTTGAATTTCGCGCTGCATCCTGATAAACTCACCCCAGCGCGGGTGGTTGGGGCTGACCTGGCGGGCAAGCTCGAAAGCCCCCCGTTGCAACTCCTGGGTAAGGCGTGTTCTTAACTCCGGGCTGGTGCCTTCGACCCTGACCGGGGGCGACAGAAGGCTCTCGTTCACCCTGCGGTTGAGGCGGCGGTTAAGCTCCCTGGCCTGTTCCACCACTTCCCGCTCCCTGGCTTGCTGTTCCAAGTATTCCGGCCCTACAAGCGGCATCACCCGCAGCAGGGCATCGCCGTCTAGGACGACCCTTAGCAAGGCCTTCTCCAAACCCACACCCCCTGTGGTAGCAACGTCCTTCTTCTTGCGGTTTTCGGCTTGCTCTGCCTTCATCGCTTTCAAATCAGCTTCGGTTATATCGTTGTCGGTACGGCCCCCGCTCGGCTTGCTAGAGGTTGTGACGTGGTGCCTTTGCCCGTCCCAGGTTACGGTCATATACTGGGTGTTGGCGGTCCCCGCGCTAAAGGCGGCCCCGTTGTGGGTGGCGGCAAGCTCATTTTCAACGTAACTCATAATCCTCTCCTATTCAGGTATCGGGTAGTCGAACTTCACGCCATCGTCACCCGGCACCCCGTATTTATTTTGTAGCTTTTGAAAAAGGTCAAGCATCGCGTCGGCCCCGGCTGCCTGGTGGCGTTCCACCCGTTCCTTGCCCTCGTAGGTCTTGATGGGCCGCTCCAACCATTCGTGGCGGGCAATATCAAAGCGCAGCCAGTTAATCATAAACTCGTAGGCCAGCTTCTCAATCTCGGTGTCAAAACTACTCTGTCGGTCTGGCATCGGCTTCCTCACTTTCTTCGTGCAGTAAGGCGGTCCCACCGCTTACAGCCTGGAACTGAGGTTCTCCGATTTTGCCGCCCCACCGCTCCCGGTCGCCCCGGCAGCAGAAGATGGTCGGCTCCCCGGCCTCAACTTGCTCCCAGACGTAGCCCTGGTCAATCTTAGCGTAATGGGGGTTGTTGTTGTACCAGATAATCATATCCCGGATTTTAATCCTATCTTCATCGGTGTAGTGGTGTCTACTGTCCATCTTGCGCCTCCCGGTACTGTTTTAATATCTCACGCCTCTCGGCCTCTAACGCTTGCTCGTTAATTCCGAAGAACTCGTAGAGCAGTTTGTTGATATTGGCGGTGTAGGGGTAAATCTCGTCGCCTTCCCAGAAGCCCAGCACCAAACCCTTCTCCTGGGTCAGCCAGTCCATAAACTCCCCAATCTGTTCGGAGTGCTGGCGGGCTTCCAGAAACTTCTTACTTTCCGGCCCTATCTTCGTGTCCATTTCGGTTCCTTTCTGCCAAAAGATAGGCAAAAGACCTTTTGCCTATCGGTCCTCCAAAGTACCCATTTTAGCCTCAAAAAAGCAATAGGCAATAGGCATAGGCACTAACATATACATTACTATTGCCTATGTCATTTTTATATGACAATAGGCATAGGCATTGCCTATCCTTTGCTTAAGCATGCCTATTCACCAGTTCTTAACTTCCTGGATAACCAACTTCAAATCGTTCGGTATATACCCACCCGCAACCAAGCCCTGTTCGGTAATCCGATAAGGCCCGCGTTCTTTGGGTTGTACTACCAGCTTCATCGTTATCAGCTTCGCCATACTGTCACCTACCGTCCGGGTAGGCTGGTTGGTGGCCTGCTCAATGTCCACCTTGCGGTGTTCGTTGTCACGCCGGATGAGTGCGCCCATATATTTAAGTATTGCCATCTGCGCCGGGGTAATGGTGGTGAAGTCGGTTTCAGCGTGGTCGGTCTGGACCGGGACGCGCTGGGTGCGGATTTCAGTGGTGCCGTCCGACAGCTTGACCGGGATAGCTACCTTCTCAAACTTGAAGAAAACGTCCTCGGTCTTCTCGGCGTTGCGGGTTTTATCCATCGTCAGTTTGAGGGTGTCCTGGTCCAGCGTGACCTGCATGGTCTGGACAATCCCGGCTCGTAAGGCTGACCCGCCGCGCTCGGCTGTTTCGGCCTTGTTGAAGTGGTGGACCACCAGGACGGCGCAGCCCCAGGCCGCAATAAACTTCCGGGCGTTACCCAGGATTAGCTCTATTTGGCCGTTGTCATTTTCGTTACTGCCGGGGGTTGCAGCCGCGTAGGTATCTATTACTACAAAGCGGGGTTTAATATCGTCGTTCTCGGCAATCAGCCTGTCGGCATCCTGTGGGTTTATCAGGTTTATCGGCAGGGTTTCCAGGTAGAAATGCCCTTCTTTTGCCTCAAACCTGTTGTAGATGTTCCACGCCTTGACCCGCTCCGGGTACTGGCTGGCATCTTCGGCGGCCAGGTAAAGCACGTTGTAGCGTCGGCCTAATTCCTTAGCCCAGTGCAAAGCAACGTAGCTTTTGCCGCTTCCACTGGGGCCGGAAACCATATTGATGGCCCGGTCCTGGATAAATGGCCTGAGCAGCCACTCAATGGGCGGTAGCAGTTCAAGCTCACTTTCGTGGTAGCGGTGCCGGGGGCGGTTGACCCATTCGACCGTCTTTACCCAGTTGTAAAGGTCGTCTACCGTCTTGCCCGCTTCCCACCAGTCAGCGATGTCACCCTTCTCACCAACGTCCGGCATCGGCGGCATCAGCTTTAAGTCGGCCACACCCTTTAGCTTATCGAAAACCATCTGGGCGTGTTTCTGGCCCTTGCGGTGTTCCTTGCCTCTTTCGTCCACTTCCGGGTCGTTGTCGGGGATGATTATCAGCTTGCGCCCGGCCAGGAGTGCTGTGTAAGAGTCGTGCCATTTGCCAGCCCCTCCTATATTGCAGGTGGCGGGGATGCCACGCGCAATACAGGAGTCTACCGCTTTCTCGCCCTCTACGAGCAGCCAGGCCCGGTCTTTGGGCAGGTCTTTGAGTTCGTTGTAGCGGTAAAGCAGGTATTGGACTGGCCCGGCCCCCGGCTTCATTTCGCCTGTGGGGTCGGGGTGGTACTGCCTGTAATCTTTGCTTCCGTCAGCCCTTTGGTAGCGTCTGACTTCGGTATCGAGGTTGCCGTTGAGGTCGTAATACTTCCACCTGGCAACCAGTCTTAGCTGGGGTGTTGTCGTACTTGGTGCAGCCGAGGGTTGGTGGACCTGGCCGCAAAAACAGGGTTTGTCGGTCCAGAGGTGCGCGTAAGTGTCTGAGGCTTCGGAGTATTGGATATTCGGAGAAAGGTCGGCCCTCCGACAATGGACCCAATCACCTTCCTGGTAGCCGTGACATCTTCGTTCACCCAGGCTCCTGTCGTCGTACCCACCGCACAAGGGGCAGGGGTTTCTCCGATTAAAGGGTTGTTTTGCCATCGCTCATGCCTTTTTGGGGAATACTAAATAGCCGCCACACGCGGGTGGCCTACAAGTTAACTAGTCAACCGTGATGTTTTCTTTCTCTGCCACTTGGCGGATAAGAACTTCAAGCACACCCTTCTGGTCTAGCCCGTAATACCTTGCCAGCTTCACCAGTAATATCTGTGCCTTTGGGGATAAACGGAAAGTCTTCTGGACCACCGTTTCTATATCTTGTGTAGTCATAGTCGCCTCTCATACTAGATGGGGTACTCTTACAGTATAGCAGATGTACCTTTGTTTGTCAACAAATAAAGAAGCCCCGTTCCCGGCCAGGGCTTCACAATAGGCGAGTCTATCTGACTGGTTTTACTATCCGGCCAATGGTTATCATCTCCATGTCAAAACCTTCGGCCAGTTCTTCCAGGGTGTAACCATTGAGGAAAAGCTGCCGGATATAATCAGTCCTGAGTTGGCGCACCTCCTTGAAACGCCGCCTGGATACGTGGTCCTGCCTTTTTTGAGCCTGGTGCGCCGGAAGGACGCAGGTGGCCTCTTTGCAGGTATTGGTGACTTGAATACGTTCTTTGATGTCGTATTCCCGGATAAACAGGAAATTACGCACCGGGATTTTCAAATGAATGTTGCCCCGGCCCCAATGGAAAATCGGGTAGCCCGGTCGCATAAAGGTGCCGCGCCACTTCAAGTGACCATCCTCAATTTCGGTGTGTAACATTATATTATCTATAAGGTCAAGTTTTTGGGTGTCGTCGTTGGTCAGCCCCCGATACCTGGGCATATTAACCCCCTTCCTTTGGCATAAACCACCCGTGCTGCTCGCCGCCACGCGGCCCGTATCCGGTGGTGAGCCGGACCTTTTGCCGTTGGCAGAATTTACAGACCGTGTAGTTTTTTGACGTGGCCTGGTCGCAGAAGGGGCAGACCCACCAGTAAGACCCGGTGTGGGGTTTGTAGGGAACCGGGACGAAGGCACTGTACGCGTCCCAGTCTTCCCCACTCAGCCTGACCGCTTCGCCCTTAAACGCTGGCAAGTCCCGCCTCCAACTCTAGCTGGTGGTTGTGCTTTTCGTACCACTCGGCCACCAGATGTATCGTCGCCGCGAACTTCATAGCCTGGGTCTGGGCATCGGGGGCGTAGCGGTGCAGATGCCCCTCGAAGTTTTCCAGGCCCGTTTTGTCAATGATTTCCTTGAACGATTTGGCCCCAATCATCTTGTAGGTCGCGTCCAGCACCTGGCCGACCTTGACGGTGTTGAGCCAGTTGGCGGCCCGGTCAACTGTCTTAACCCCGTATTCCAGTTCAAGTTTTTGGGCCAGGATATACCTGTCCCTGAGCTTGCCCGGTAAATCGTCCAGGGTGGTCGGCTCCGGGGCTGGCTCGACCACCTTTGGTTCAATTACCTCGACCGGAGCCGGGGGCATTTCTTCCTCGATGTACATCTGGCCGAGCGAGAAAGCCTGCCGCAAATTCTGGGCGTTTGCCACCTTCTTTAGCATTGTGATGGGCTTGGTGGCCCACAGGCCGGACGGGGTTTTTGAGTTGTACTCAAACTGGACATACTCGTCAAAGGCGACCTCCGACACAAAGGGATGGGAACAACCTTTTTTCCAGAGGGTAGACTTGGCCTTGTAGGGCTGCTTTTCCCCGGCCCTGGTGAAGACCTCACACTCGATGCCGTCCAGCATGTTGTCCCGGTTGGCGATTTCCAGCATCCCGGCATAGGTGATGATTATCGCGGCGGGCGCATACCCGGTAGGCGACTTGGACGACTTGTATTTTTGCAGGTAAATCTGCTTTGCCAATGGGTCCAGTTTGTACTTGTCGGCCATATGCAACAGCACCCGGAACTCATCGTCGGTCGCGTTCTGGGCGCACATACTCTTAATAAGGTCAATCTCATCTCGACCGTACCCAACGGCCAGGTCAGTCACTGTCGTCTTCGTTGCCATTTTGCTCCCCCATCTTCTTAAAGAACTCGGCCATACTTTCCTGGGCCTGCTGCCGGACCCTGTTGCCTATCTCGGTCCTGACAAGCTGCTGGATTTCTGGCGGCAGGTTTTCGATGCCCTCGCCGTTCAACCGCACCTGGCCGTCCGGGTCAATCGTGACCTGGCCTGAGATAACCTTGCTCACCCTGGTGCCGTCGTCCTCGATAGAGGCTTCCTCGTTCTCGACGGCGGGCAGCTTGTACAGCTTACGCAGGCGGCGGCGTTCCGCTACCACCCGTATCGCCCGAACTGCCGGGTCGTGGTAAAGCTGCTGCTCCCTCTGCCACCGGATTATCTTTCGGGCTTCTTCTTCGGTTCGCCCCATTAACTCGGTTAGAAGAAACATTTCGGGTAAATGCCCTTCCAGTGCCAGATACATTCTGGCCTGGTCTTCTAGTAATGCCATCCTGGTTTCTCACTTTCTTGTAGCGCAGACGGTGTTGCAACCGGGTCTGCTCGTTTTTCTGGTGGAAATACTGTTGCTTGTCCTTGAACTCTTGCCGCTCTAAGGCCCGCCTCTGCTGGCGTGAAAGCGGCGGCACGCCCGCTTCCTCACTCATCGGCGGCTACCACGTTGAAATTTGTCGGGGTGCCGCGCCTGGAACCCTTGACGCGCCGGGCTTCTTCCGAGATGTTGCGAAAGTTGTTGTCCATAAAGAGAGCCAGGGCTGCCCCTTCCTCTCCCTCAAAAGTCAACGCCTGGACCAGCCCGGTGCCGTCCCGACTGGTTCCCATCTCTAGCATTACGTGCCAGGTGCCGGGGTTTTCGCGGTCCTCGAAAATCTGGCGCACAAAATCCAGGTTAAAATAAATATCACCCAGGTGAATAAAATCCGCCATCGCTAATGCCTTTCTTTTGTAGTTGAGGGTAACGCCACCTGTATTGTACCAGAACAACGCTACCATTGTCAAGGTTTTGTTGCCATAGATTAGCCGGGGCCGTTGTATTCGTCCCGGTCTTTCTTTAGGTAGTTCAGCCTTTCCTGGAAGACCCAGGACAGGTAAAAGATGTATTGGTTGTGGGTCGTTCTTAACCCCTGCTCGGCGGCCCGCTTGACCAGTTCGTGGATTTTACGCGGCACCTGTAGGCGCACCTCAACTGTGTCTTTCATGCCACTTGTCCTTGAAGAAGTTGTTTATCCAGGCCAGGTCGTTTTGCATAAGGAAGTGCATAAGGGAGATGGTCAGGGGGTCTATGATGCTGTGGTCGCCCGCCTGTTCTGATAACCCGGCCTCGCTCATAACCACGTGCAGTATTTCGTGGACAAAGGTTTCAAGCTGCCGGATGTCGGAAATGGCGGTGCCAACGCAGATTTGCTGCTCCGTTGTCTTGAACCAGCCCATCACAACCTCACCGCTATCGTCCATCTTTGGCTTCTTTTTGCGTAAAACCTCGTAATCCGCCACGCCTATTCGGATAGTTTTTGGTAGTTCCATAGTAGTCCTTTCCTGGTATGCCGTAAATCTATCACAAATATACGGCAAGTTGTGGACTTTCGCAACGGGCAAACTAGAGATAGAATTAGCCTAGCGGAACTCGATTAGCTAAGGAGTCGGCTGCATTGACAATTGACAATGACCTGGATGAATTTGAACGGGTCTGGTGGGAGTCGGAGCGTAAGGCTTGCCGGGAGAACCCCGTGCGCTTTATTTCCAAGTGGCTGTGGATAGAAGAACCCCAGAAACAATTTAATACCGAAGGACCGGGCTGGAAACCATTCAAGCTGTGGAAAGCCCAGGTCAGGATTGTGGGCGAATTGTGGGAAGCCTACCGCAAGGACGAGTGGCGGGTGATGTTCAAGGCCAGGGGCGTGGGCGGCACCTACGTGGTCGAGGCTTTCTTTTTCTGGCTGTGGACCTTTACCCCTAACTTTATCGGGCTACTCGGCAGCCGCAAGGAAGAAGAAGTGGATTACGCCGGGGGCAAAAAGAGGACTACGCTCTTTGCCAAGCTGGACGGTTTCGTGGAACACCTGCCGCCCCAGCTACTGCCGGAAGGCTTTGACCGCAGTATCCACCGCCAGAAGATGCTACTCATCAACCCGGAGAACCACTCTTACTTTACAGGCGAAAGTGCCAACGCCAACTTCGGCCATTCCAATCGCGGCACCGGGGTTCTCATTGACGAGTATGCGCGTTGGGCCTACCCGGTCTTTGATAGCGTCCTGGGCGTGACCAGCTTCGTGATTGCCATCTCCACCCTCAACGCGAACGTAGACCACTTCACCGAACTGATTGACCGGGCTGCCGAGGCCAAGCGGCTTATCACCTACACGATGGAAGAAAACGAGAACTATACTCCCCAGTGGCGGGCCGACAAAGAAGCTCACACCGATGCCCTCATCTGGGCCAGGGAGTATCTGATGGACCGCACCGCCTCAACTGCCGGGCGCGTCTACGCCGCTTTTAACCGGGCCAGGCACGTGGGCGACTACCCCTACAACCCGGACCTGCCCCTGGCGATATTCTGGGACTGGGGATACTCGGACGAAACCTATATGGGTTTTCTACAAAAGGACTTCGACGACGGCGATAAGCTGTACCTTGTCAACGAGGTTTGCGCTTCCAAGCAGGAAATAAAGTGGTTCTTAAACTTCTATCCGGGGGTGACGCTTTTCCCCAACCCTTACTTTATCCCCGATAACTTCCAGCAGGCCTACGACTACGCCCACACGATGCGGCGGCCCGTTATAAATTTTGGCGACCCTTCCGGGCGCAACCGCACCCAGCTAAGTGACGGCAGCCTTTTCAAGGTGCTTAAAGAGTACGGTATCCGGCCTAAGTGCAACACCACGCGCTGGCAGGTGATGAAGGACCGGGTTCAATCGGTGCGTAACCTTCTGGACCGTTTGCACGTGGACGAAAGCTGTGAGTGGTTTATCAAGAGTATGGAAGCCTACAAATACCACGAACGCGACCCCTACGGCAACTACACCACCGCCAACGACAGCCCGGCCCACAACTGGGCCTCTCACGCCTGTACTGCCCTGGAAGCCTTTGCGATTACCGAAGACATCTGGCACGACGACAGCACCTACCGGGAGCTTGTGCTGCACAACGCCAACCCGTTGAGAATTAGGAGAATAGGTTAATGGCGGCAAGCGACCTCTTAAACAAAAATAGCGTTCGGGCTTTGGACAAAAAACGGGCCAGCCAGGGCCGCTTCACCCGGACCCCCAGCGCGAACGGCCTGACCAACCGCTTCCGCTCCCTACAGGAGTGGTTCGAGGAACGCGATACCGTTTTCACCCGCCACATCAAAATGGCCCGGTTGGACAATCCTTTCTCGGTGGACAAGGACGGGCAGCAAGATAACGAGGCCAGGGTCAAGGCCGACGGCGATATTGACTACACCGTAGACAACACCCCCTATGTTATCGTAACCCTCGCCCAGGCGATGATTGCCGATATGCACCCTTACTGCGAAAGCTACCCGACCTGCGTGTCCCACACCGAGCCACGCATCAACGAACACAAGCGTTTCGGCCAGGCTTTGCTCGACACCGTGATTAAGCAGGCCGATGTGCCGATGGATATGTGCAACAAGCTGGTGGTGACAGGCTGGCTACCGACCCTGACTACCTTTGACTCGGCTCTCTTAAAACAGGGCAACAACCCCTTCAAGCTGCGGGTGCTGGACCCGATGAACTTCTACCCCCGGTTGGATGCCCAACGCCAGGTGGTCTACGGCTTTTACCTGGAACGGATTACGGGCGAGCAGTTGGTCCAGAACTTCTACGACTTTGAGGGCGTGCGCGAGATATACGAGGCCGAGCAGACCCCCAACCGGGGCAGCAGCCGTTGGGACGATTACACCCGGCCCGGCCACAACCTGGACACCTGCGCCTTTGACGTGGTGCGCTACTACGACGACACTACCACGTCCCTGATGATAAGCGCGTCCCACGTGTCCGGTTCCGCCGCCAGCTTTAACCCGGTCCTGGCAAAGCGAAAATCGGACAGCCGCGACGGAAACCTGACCAGTCTTTTCTACACCACGAAGGATTTGGAAGACGACCCTTACCTGGGTCTGCAAAAACACGGGCTGGGCGGGGTGCCTTTCCACCTGGAAGGCTGCTTCGAGGAACCGCTCTCACCCACCGCCAGGGCGACCACCGACGTGGGACGCGACTACGGGAGCGGCGATACCCCGGATACTTTAGTCGGCGGGCGGGTGGTTTACTACCCCTTCCTCTACCCGATTTACAACGACTGGATTGACCGCTCCCGCTACCGCAATTTGATGCACCTGGGCGTGGACCGTTGGGCCAGGCCGACCACCTACATCTACACCGAGAACCAGGGCTATTTCAAAGATGCCAAGCAGGGCGATACCCTCTTTCTTTCGCCGGACGGTCAGGAAAAGGTCGAGATACCCCAACCGCCGCCGATGCCGCCTGAGTTTATGGCGGTCTTCTCCGAGTTTGGTAACTCGATAAACGCGGCCACTTTTACGGGCGTGGGCGGCAATACCCGGATGCCGACCTCGGCCAGGGGCTATGAGGCGGCGTTGGCTCAGGGAACCAAGCGTGAGGGCGTGCTGTCCCGCAAAATTCAAAACTCGTTGGCGAACTATATCGAAACCGCCACCCGTATCCTTGTGACCAGGGGCGGCGACGAGGAAGTGTTTGTGGCCGGGGATGGCCGGGCTTTCGGTGGGGCTTACACCCTGGAATACAAGGCCGAGGCTTTGAAGGGTTACGTGCCGAACGTTGAGGTTGAACTGAAACTAAAGAACGGGCTTAAAGACCAAGTGAGCGTAACCGCTTTCGCGGCCCTGCAAAAACTGGGCAGTTTCTCGGACGAGTTTTTGATTGGCCGCATCCTGGACGAGCCGGACCCGGCCAAGATTATCGAGCAGACCATCTCCGAAAAGGTCAAGACCGAGCAGAGTGTTATCCAGCCCGCTATCGAAGTGGCAGCGTTGGAAGCGGTCAACAAGTACCTGAAAGACAAATACAAATGGACCGAAAAAAATACCCTGGTGGAAGACGAACTCGAAGACGAAATGCAGCACCGGAAGATAGAGCAGGACTTCGCCCAGCTTCCCCAGGACGCAAAGGACGCGAAAATCCAGGCGACAATCCAGCAGGTGATGGAAGAAGTGGCGAAGACCAACGCCCCAGGCGGCGACGCGATGGCTACCCTGACTGGCAATTCTTCAACGCCGACCCAGGGGCCGACCCCGCCGCCTTCCGCAGGCTCCGGGAGTATGGGGTTGCCACCTTCGATGAGTCCACCACCTGGCCTCCCGCCGAGCCTCCCGCCTCCTGGGATGCCGCCACCGGGAATGATGCCACCGCCTGGCCCACCTATGGCTGGCAGAGGACCATTACCGCCGATGGGCGCACCCTCTGGACCCCTGCCACCGGGCCTGCCGATGCCACCGGGAGCGGCCCCGACCGCGCCAGGGATGCCGGGCGGTCTACCCCGTGACTTTGCGAAGGCTCCGGGCCAGGCCGACCGACCCGTCCAACCACTCTCCCAGTTCGGGCCGGGGCGCACCGGGGTTCCCCCGGCCCTCTTAGGACCAGCCGGGCTGCACGGCCAGCTTATTGACACCCCTGTTTTTGAAAGCACCAACCGGGCTTTCGCGCCGATGGCTAATACCCGCAAGCGCAAGCGGGGCGGTCGCGGCAAGGGTGGGAAAGGCAGGCGTTACTAATGGAAATCGGATGGAGCAATAACCCGGCCAACGGGATGAAGGGTCTGGACAGTATTCTCAGTAGCGGCGGCACAGGCACGACACCACCCACGCCCCTCAACGGTGGGGCGGTGGACCCGGTAACAGGCCGACCAGCCGGGGTGGTGCCACCCGACCCGGCCAACCAGACTTTAGCCGGAACCGGGCCGGACCCGAACCAGTATTACAAGCCGCCAGACCCGACCGACCCCCGCTATATTCACGCTGACCCTCACTGGACCGCCCAGCAACGGGCTTACTACGAAGCGGCGGTGAACTCCGGGCCAGCCGGGAACGCTGCTGCGGCCCAGATTGGGGCCGCAGCCTGGGCCGACTGGGACAAACGCCGGGAAGGTTACGCTATCCAGGAAGCCGAGGCCCGGCGTATCTGGAAAGAGTCGCTGGCAAAGGACCAGGGCAAAGCGGTAGACGCGCCCCTTTACGACCCGGACACCAACACCTACAGTTTTGTGGATAAAGACGGCAAGTGGACGCACGGGGTATCCGCCACCGACATCTACAACAACCTTAGCGATGATGTGAAAAAACAGTACCCGGAGTGGTACTTCGGCGAATACGCCACCCAGCAGATGCAGAACAAGCGCACCAACCTGGATGCCGGGGCTTACACCAACCAGTCGTTCGCCCGGATGGGCCAGCAAGCCACCCACTACGCGGCGACCAACTTCTAGGAGAAACCGATGGCACTGGACTGGGGTAGCATCTTTGGAACCGTTGCCGATGCCCTGACCAACGGGGCCGATTATATCAATAATAACGCCGGGGGTATCCCCCAGCCGCAACTGAGCCAGGGTGTGCAAGGCCCGGACAAAGGTTTCTACGTCGCCCCGCCGCCTGCCCCGGTCGAAAAGAAATTCTACGGCTCGGCCCCGGACGATTGGGACGTGGCAAGCAACCGCTATAACAGTTACTACACCCCGGTGCCGGACAACGGCTCGGCCTGGGACCGTATGTGGGAAGGGGTCAAACCAGAGCCGCCACAACAAAACCCGCCACCAATGCCTTACGGGGCCGACCCGTCCACGTATTCCTGGCAGGACAAGATGAGCAGCCTTTATCGCAACCAACGGGAAAGACAGGATGCCTGGGACACCCTGATGCACGGGCTACCGGGCGGCCAGAGTATGTAGGAGAAACCAATGCCTTTTAATTATATGACCGGGCAGTACGAGCCGGATACCCCGCCCCCGGTGACTAACGGCCCAACGGTGGCCGACTGGCTGCGTCTGGCCGGGTTTAACCCGAACTACGACTATGTGGCGAACCAGCCCAACCCCAACGCCCCCGGCACCAACCCGAATGGACCTGCCGGGCAGCCGACTAACCTTAACGGCGGCGGGATAGACCCCGTGACCGGGCGGCCTGCGGGCGGCCCTGCCAACAACCCGGCCAGCCAGTCCGGGCCGCCTATAATCAACACCCAGGGAAGCGGCCAGCAGCCACCCTGGACCCCACCGACGGTGCCTGGCCCCCTGGCCCGGCCTGTCCTGCCAAACGTGGGGGATGGTAGGCTTGGCCCTTCGCAACAGGGTTATACCGTGACCGGGCAAACCGCCGCCCCGAACCTCGGCACCTTTTCGGGCAATACCGGGACTGACCCCAGCCGACCGCCCGACACTAGTGGCGACTGGTTCTTTTCGGGCGGCCACTGGGTGGACAAGACCGGGCAGCGTGATGCCACCGGGCGTTACCTGACCGATGCCGAAAAAGCCTACTACGCGGGTTACGACCACGCCAGGGCCGGGGCTGCCCAGTCTGGCGAACAAAGTATCCTGACCAACTACCTGGCGAATAATAAGAATCCTGGCCTACCTGCGGGCAACCAGCCCAGCTATGTACCATACACCTCTCAACCCACCGCCATTTCCTCGCCAGCCGCGACCGCGCCTGCGGCTAACCCGACCCCGGCAGTATCGGCCACTACTGGGGTCGGGATTGGTGGTGGCGACCCCCAGAGCGCAGCCTGGGATTACTCGAAACCGAATAGTGTACCCTGGCAGGCTTTCCTGAACAACCTGTTTGCCGAAACCAACGCCAAGCAAAACGGCTTCGCGGAAGTCCAGGGGGTGATGGATGCCACCAAATTGCAGCAGGCCACCGATGTGTACGGTTGGCAGGTCGTCCCGAATAGCGGCAACCCGGACGCGAATGTGGTTTACCGGGCGGCAGCGCAAGCGGCCAGTGCCGACCCGACTTCTGACTACGTGGTAATAAAGACCGTTGATGCCAACGGCCAGCCCGGTTACGGTGTGGTCAAACGTGAGCAGAACGTCCAGGCCCAGCAAGCCAGGGGTTTCTACGCCCCCGGCCAAAGCCCAGAAGATAAGGCTAACACCGCCCGGCGTAACAGTGGGGGTGGTGGTGGTGGTAGAGGTGCCACAACCTACGGCTACGGCAAGCAAGGGACTGGTCAAAAAGGACAGGTTGGTCCGAATGGACCGACCACCCAGGAAATCCAGGATGCCCAAAGGAAACTCGCTACTGGGGTAAGCGTGGCTAAAGGTGGCTTGATGAACGCCGCCGAGATTTTGCGGCAGCAACAACAAAGGGCCGCCCAAAACCAGGCGGTGCAACGGGGTATCGGTAATGTCCTGGGTAAGGTCTTTGGTAACGTTGCCAGCAACCCGGCTGTCCAAAACGCCGCAACCCCGATAGCCTATAACGGCCCGCCCACCCCCTTGTTGCCGCCTGCCGGGAGCATGAAAGTGCCTGGTTATTATTGGGACGGCCATCAGTGGGTAATTGACCAGCCGGACCCCGGACCTAACAACCAGCCTACTTTTTACGGCGATAACTTCGCCGGATAGGATAAACCATGAGTGACCCCTGGTCGTTTCTGCTGGCACCCGCAACGGGCTATGACCCGGCTGCTGATGCCGCCTATGCCGATAATGGCTACAACAGCTACAGCCCACCACCACCTGCGGCTCCAAGTAATGACCCCTGGGCGTTTCTTGGTGCGCCTGAAACAGGTTACACCCCACCCCAACCAAGCCAGCCCTCGGCTTTTGATACGATGTACGGTGGGGGCAACAACACACCCGCGCCCTACGTCGGCCCTTACGCCCCGGACTATATGTCTACCGCCTATGCCCAATTGAACCAGGCCCAACAGTACCAGGCCGACCAGCAACAACAGGCCGCCGCGTACCAGAATTGGTTCGACACTCTTACTCAGCCACAGGGTCAGCCGCAACAGCCGGACAACACCCTACCGGGCGGCTTCAAGAAGTTGGGTAGCGGCGAGGTCAACAACGACCCACTATTCCAGTACGGCAAGGGGGTCTGGGATGCGGTAGCCAACGCTTACGACCAGCCCACCAAACAGGGAATGAACCCGCTAGAGTGGGTGGGTGATACGTTTGCCAAGACCGCCCAGGCCGCAGGTGGGGCTTTGGGTGCCGTGACCGCGCCTATCGGGAGCGGGGTTGACACCCTGGCCGACAGTAGCGTACCGGGCCTGAACGTGGCGGGTGGGGCTATTCGTAATGTCTGGGAGCAGGCGGTTGAGCCTGCCGCCAACCTCTTTACCGGGACCATCGGTGAGGCCGCCAGTGGCGCGAACCAGTTCCTGGGAGATGTTTACGGCGACGTAACCAGTGGTAACTTCGGTAAGGTTGGCAGCGACCTGGGCAAAGACCTGAGTGAGTCGCTGGCCCGCCAGCCGTTGGTCCGGGCGGCTTACTCGGCCCTTAACCCCTGGACCCACGACGTAATGAACCAGTACGCCATCAGCCAGAGCCAGCAACTTTACCAGCAGTTAATCGCGCAGGGTATGGACCCACAGGAAGCCCAACGCCAGGCCACCAGGGAAGGCATTAAGCTGATGAACCCCATCACCCAAGCCGAAGTCCCGGCGATGGAAGACTTCTCAAAACTCAACCCGGTTGAGCAGTTGTTCGTTCAGTTCACCCACGCCAACCCCGCTAACGTTATTTATGACCAGGCTCTTAAACCCTTGATGAAGCCTTACGAGGCTCTGGGCGACCTGACCAGCCGAGCGGTGGGGGCCGGAACCAACGCCCTGGTAGATGCCACCGGGACCAGACCGTTCTTCAACCAACTGGGTCGGGCTATCGAGGGGCCGCAAAAGGGGTTGGCTACCTACGAGCGTGAAAAGCAGGTGGCCCTGAACGTGGTGCGCCAGGCCGAGCAAGCCCTGGGCGATATGAAACAGGCCGAGCAAGCGGTCTACCTGGACCCCGAAAGTCCGTTTTACTGGGAAAAGCAGGGCATTAACCCTGAGATTGCCAACGAAGCCAGGGACTGGCTGGGTGTAATAGACCTGAACGCCGAACAGAAGTCGGGCGTAATGACACCACAGCAAGAAACCCTGCCGCAAAACGAAGTGGATATGGCCCGGCGTGAGCAGGACACCTCGACCGGGGCGGCCAAGACCCTCTTTGACGAACAGACCCCCAAGCCCGGTAACGTCTACGATGCCACCTGGCAGGACCGGGCCGACCGTCTGCAAAAGGAATACCAGGCCGAGGTGCAGCGCGTCCAGGATGCCAACCCCGGCAGGACCGTCCAGTTCGATGCCAACGAGAAGCCGACCCTGGTGGACCCCAATGGCACCGCCACCGCCCTTACCGACCCGGCGTTAGAGAACGCCTACAAAACCGCCCAGCACGCCGCCAATAACGCCAAAGCCGAGGCCGCCGACCTCGCCAGCCGCCCGGCCCCCAGCCAGGACAGCCAGGTAAACGCGGCTCTCACGGACTTTCGCCAGAAGCGGGCAACCGACCTGCGCGAGGGGCGCGACACCGGGAAACCGATGGGAGCTTACGAGGCCGACGAAAAAGCGGCGGTCGAGGCCGAGGACTTCCGGGCCAAAATAAAGACCCCCGAAGACCTGGCGAATTTCGAGAACACCTACAAGGTGGGCCGCCAGAGCGACATTCCGCCTGCGCCCCCAGCCGACCTGAACGACAGCTTTACCCAGAGGCTGTACCCGCCCCGGCCCGACAAGATAACCGAGATGCACCGGGCCATTGGCATACCCGATACCTATCACACCCACGAAGAACTGCTCAACGCTGCCGTCAAATCGCTCGGTTTCAAGCGCAAGGCTTATGTCTTCAAAGAAGGCACCACCATCGCCAAGAGTGAACTGCGTAAGACCCGGCCCCTGGAACAGTTCGGCGTGGCGGGTAAAATCCTCAACAAGTTTGGCGACCTGACGATGCCGTATATGGGCCGGGCTTTTCTCAACAAGTCAGGCCGGGCTATCCGCGACACCGCCTCAAACCTCTTGAAATACGCGGTTGAAGGCTTCGGTCATAGCGGTGACACCAACCCCCGTTTCGCCCGTGTCCGGGAAATGCTGGGCCTGGAAGATAAGACCTTGCCGATGAACCGGGCCTCGGCCCTGGCGGATATTGGCGGCAAGGAAGCCAGGGGCGGCACGCTGAAAGAGATATTCTTTCACGTCCTCAACCCCTTTGACGAACTTTCGAGCGACCTTCTCAACGCCGTCAGCAAGGGCAAGTACCGGGACTGGAACGTCTACACCGAAAAGAAAGAGGAAGGTTTTAAGACCTACGCCTACAAGCGGGAATTTCTCAGGCTGTGGGACCAGGCCATCGAGGACCGTATCAGGACAGGCGCGTTGGACCCGGTAATAGGCCGGGCCATCAAGGACGGCACCCTCACCGAGCAGACCGTCAAGAGCTTTATGGATTTACGGATGCCGGAGGGGGCCAGGATTGACGACGTTGCAAAAGGTGTTTACAACCCCCAGAACTACTCGGACGCTTTGCAGGTACGCTACGCCAATATGTTCAAGGGTGAGGCCGGACCTATCGGGGATATAGTTCGCGACGGGCTAAATGATTTGCCTGACCTTGTGGGCCAGCACAACCTGGAACTCAAAAAAGAGTTTGACAAGAAGGTCGCGGCTCTCCGGCCAGGGACCAGGGATTACTCCGCCCAGCTAAAGACGCTCCGGGCCAACTACGAAGCCAGCCGGGTAAAGTTGGCCGATGTCCGGCCCGGCCACCCCCTGTGGGAAAAAATGACGGGCGAGATGTTCGACAAGCTGGACGTTGCCAACAAAGCCGCTCAAATCCAGGAGAGTATGGACCCGGCTATCCGAGCGGCGGTGCGCAACCAGATACTGGACTCGATGGACTATATGGCTAACCAGGGGCGGGTGAGTGTCCTCAAAACGGCCCTGGCCGCACGGATAGACAAGCGCGACACCAGGGGTTTCTTCAACAAGTATATCCGCAAGACCCCGGCCCCTGCCGAGCCGGGCGGGATGCCCCGCGACGCTGCCGAAACCGAACGCTACAAAAAAGATTTGAAAGCCCAGATACAAGCCTACGGCAAGACCGAAGGACACTCCACTTCCGCGAACCTGGCCCAGAAGGTACTGGACGGCAAGCCGGACGTAGCAGGCAAAGTGGTATTCAGGAGCGACCGGGCCGACGGGCCGCACTTTAGAATTGATACACCCGAAAACGCCGGGCGCAACGGTCAGGACGAGTATCAGGTGTGGCCGCCCAAGCCGCGTGATGTCCCGGCCCAACCGCTTGGACCCTACGCCAACAGCCGCGACCGTATCCTGGCCGAGCTTAAAGGCACCGGGTACAACCCTAAATTTGCCGATGCCGGGATGCAGCTACTGGACCAGTATGCCCGTGCCTACGAAGCGGATACCGGGCGCAGCGCGAACGAGATTTACGACAGTATCAGCTTTAAGAAAGGCGACAAGGTAGCCCCCGGAGCTTTAGAGCAGACCGCCGACATCCGTCGCCGGATTGAGGAAGAACACAACCGCTTGCGCCCGGACGATACCCGTTACCGCATACCCAGCCAGTTTGAGATACCAGGAGTAAGGAGCAGTAGCAACCGCGAAGGGCCGAGCCGGATTGCACTCCGTAATGATGAGAACAGGCGCAACGGCCCGGCTGTTAGCCCGGAGTTGGCTGCACACGGCACCCCGGAGCAAATCGAGCAGGCCCAGATAGACCGCTTCGTGGAAGGCGCGATGGCTGAGATTGACTATCAATTAAGCCTGCCGGATGCCCGGTCGGGGCGCACGTGGTACACCGACTCCTGGGTCCGGGCTATGGAAAACATCAAGCGGGCGATGCCGGAACTGCAATCCGACGTAGACGGGGAGCGGCTTTTCAAACTCTTTACGGGCCTGACCAGCCAGGGAACCGAGGTAGACCAGAACCTAACCAAATCTATCCTGGCTTTTGACAGGTACGCCAAGAGCGGTCGTATTCGTGTCACCAAGATTGATGCCGCCCCGGTTGACCTGGCCGCTATGGGGTTTACCCCGGAAAACTTGACCCGGTTGCGCGACTTTTTTTCCGGCGCAAAAAGGGATTGGACCGATTATTCAAGTGGGGCCGCGAGTTTGCGGGCGTTCACAAGGGACGACCTGGCCCGCGCCAAGAAACGGCTGGAAACCCAGGCTCTTAAATGGCTGCGCGACCGCAGCCAGGCTACCGGGATAACAGACCCGGAAACAATACACGCTCTTTATGACCTGTTTACCACAAGAGAATTTCGTTCGGACGTGACCAGGGCGTTGGACTGGGCCAGCCATACTCACACCAAAGCAGAGGTCAAGCGCATCTACGCCGACATGGTCAATGAGTTCGGTACGTCCGAGGTTTTCAACAGGATGCTTGATGTAGAGTACCCCGGTGTAGACGGCTCGACTGAGGTGCCGGGGGCGCGTGTCCTGGGGCCAACCCCGACTTTATTTGGCACCGAAACCGCCAACTTCATCAAGCTGGCCGACCTAGTGAACAACAGGTTTCACGGTAATATTCGCCTGGCGATGGACTGGCTGCAAACCAAACATACCGCCGAAGAAATCAGGCCCGTCCTGGAACAGGTGCTAAACAGCCCGGCCTCGGTCAGAACCTACATGACCCGTATCAGAAAAGCCATAGAAGACGATGCCGCTTTTCACCAACGAGCCGGGGATGTGGGGCCGGATTACGTGCCGGGTGAATACGGAAGCACCATTTTTGGCCCTAAAATTGGTAACTTTGTTGCTAATCTTTTGGGCGCACCCGACCGAACCACCAAAGATATGTGGTTTACCATCACCTGGAACCGCTTGATGGGCAACTTGGGGGATGCCAACGCACCCGTCCTGGAAGCCCCGACCACAGGCCAGGTATCTATGATGGACCGGGCGATGGCCGACCTTGTACGCAGATACCGGGCGCGGAATATAGATATAACAATGTCCCAGGCCCAGGCTTTGCTCTGGTTTTACGAAAAGCAACTGGCTGAGATACACGGTCGTGGCGGCACCAGCGATAACTTTGAAACAACCGGGCCTGCGGCCCTGGCCTCTGCCGAGCAAACAGGCGATGGTTTCAGGCAAGGCCGCCCGGTCCCACCGACCTACCGTAACATCACCGCTATGGGCCTGGATATACCCACCGACAGGCCGGATACCACCGGGTTGCTGCCCCAGCAAGCAGGCGGCAAGATGGTCCTCGGCACCACCGAGATAACCGACAACGGCAGGTACATCATCTCCATCTTCGAGAACGCTAACGCCTCTACGATGCCGCACGAACTGGCCCACGTTTTCCGCCAGTTCTTGCCGGACGAACTCTTAAAAGCCGCCGAGGATTTTACCGGGGCCACCAAAGGCAACTGGACGGTTGCCCAGGAAGAAAAGTTTGCGCGTGGTTTCGAGCGTTACCTGCGCGACGGTCACGCCCCTACCCCGACCCTGGCGGCGGTCTTCAAACAATTCCACGAATGGCTCAAACGTATCTACTACACCATCAAGGGTGGTGACATTGACGTTAAGCTGACCCCCGAAATAAAAAAGGTCTTCGACAAGATGCTGGGCGGCGATGTCGACAAGATGGCCCCGGAGAAACCACCCCGCGCCCGTGACCAGGAAGAAGATTTTGATGGCCGCCCGGCTGACTGGGACATAATGTACGACACCGAAGGCAACGAGATAGGCAAGTACAGTGAGCAGCCTGACTTTACCCCACCTACTGTAGACCCCGAAACCGGGAAGGTTGTTAAGCCTGAGCCGACCCCACCAGCCCCGGCCCCACCCGCCCCGACGAAACCTGTCACCACCCAGACCGGGCCAAAGGAGTGGCGTACTGTCCACCCGGATGGGACTATACAGGAAAGCTCGTTCGACCCGCGCACCATCCCGTCCATCAAACCGACCGAGCCACCCACCACCGGGAAGTTCGAGGCGAACGTTCAAACTACCACCTACCCTAACGAACCGCGACCGCAGGCCGCCCGCCCGGTCAGCATCAGGCCTTTCGACCTGGCGAAGCCCGCCGAAATCCGGCACCTGCAAAACAATGTTCACGAAGCGGTCTGGCCTATCACCCTGAAAAGCGGCACCGCCACGCCCATCGAGATAGCCACACGCTGGGTCAGCCAGCACAGGACCGACGAGCCGCCCAACGGCAGGCTTACCAAGTACCAGATACGTGATACGAAGGGCCACATCCTGGCGGATAACGTGCGTTACGTGGACCTGGAAGCCAAAGTCAAGGCCGAGTTACGCCAGGGCTGGGAAGGCGCACCCAAGACCTTACGCCAGGAAGCGGCGGAGCATACCCCGGCAGAACTGGCCCGTTACGACCAGGCTATTAACGGCTCTAAGGGTATCCGTATGGATACCGAGGACGGCAAGCAGGGCCAGGTTATCACCCCCAGCGAGATAAGAAAGATTGTAGGTAACTGGAACCGAGGTAGACACGGTGGCGAACTCAAAACGGACAGGTACACCCTCACCCAGAAGAAACAATACTTCCGGGATATTCTGGCGACTGACGAATATATACGCTCCGTTACAGGCAATACTTTCAAACTTGACCTCGATAGCTTCACGCCTGTGCGGATTAGTGACGGCAAATCCCTTGATGAACTCATGGGGCGCACAAGGCCATCGGCGGTTGGAGAGGCCGCCCCTAAGTGGCCTGCTGGCGAACCACCTAATACGCCTGAACAGGTGGTCAAGGAAGTTGAAGATTATTTTGGTGGCGATGCCAGGAAGGGTTTCTCACAAATTGAGAAAGAGCAGGGTAAGGAAGGTGTTACCAGGGCGTATTCGGAAATCGCCCGCAGGCTGGGTTTCCCTGACCCCACCGAAGTAACCACCCCGACCGAGCGGGTCGGTCTTGAAACCGACGAAGCCAGGAAAGTTATCCAGGCTCTTAACGCCGATGCCAACCGCCGCTACGAGCAGGCCAAAGTGCGCCCGTCCAGGGCGCAGGACCAGGCCGATGCCAGGTCTAAGGCCGAGCAGGGTTTCCAGAACAGGTTGTTCGGCGACCTATCCGGGGTGGTGACGGACATAGACCGGGCGGCCTATAACCGGGTCGAGGGGGTCTACTTCGACTACCAGAACAAGAACGTCATTGACCAGATGGTCGGGACGCTCCTGCCCTTCAACTACTGGGCGCGTCGTAACTTCGCCTACGTCGCCCGCTACTTTGCCAACAACCCGGTCCAGTTCGCGGCGGTCTTGCAGTTCTACAAAAATATGGAACAGCAGAACAAGGAAGCCGGGGGCATCGCGCCCTACAATATGGGCAACCTGTTGCTGTGGACCAACCCGGACGGCTCTAAAGTCCAGTGGAATATGTCGAGTATGCTGCCCCTCAACCCGCTCGGTAACTCCCAGGCTTTGATGCAGGTCATTGATGCCGACGATGCCCAGCAGGACGACAACCCGGCCAACAACACGCCCCTGGCGATGCTGTTCGGCTACGACACCACCTACAAAGGCAAGGTGACAGGCCGCCAGAAGGGGATTATCCCCACCTTCCTGTCGCCCAACCCGGTCATTGACATTTTACTAAAGACGGGCCAGGTCAACGAGTTCGCCAAGAAACTGGGCATCGTAACGGACGGCTTTCTCTCACCTGACCCCTCGGATAAACGCGGGCTTAACCAGACTACCGGGCTGGTGGCCGGGCGCACCATTATCCGGGACGTGGCGGCCAGGACCGGGCTGACCGACTTCATCCGGGAGCAGGCGAGCAAACTGGGTATCAAGTTCACCGACCTGGACCTGGAAGCCCCGCTCAACGAGCTTGTCTTTGGGGTCAACTCAGGCAAGCCCCTCACGGCGGTCGAGCAGGAGCTAACCGAGATGGCTCAGGGCGACCCCAAGAACCAGGAGCAGTACCTCTTTGCCCTGGCAAAACTAAAGGTGGGCAACTGGACCCCCGAAGCTCTCAAAGCCCTGGACGTGGTGGAGTCCCAGACCGCCTGGCAGAGAGCGGCTTCGCTGGCCGGGTTCGTGGGCGTTATCAATAACACGCCCCGGCAGCAGCTTTCCAACCAGCTTTCCAATATCTACGGCAGCGTAGCCAACGACAAGGGTCACTATGAGGTAACGGCCACCGACCCCAAGACAGGCTACCAGACCAAGAAGTTCGTGCCAGGCCAGAGCCAGACTTTCTTTGACGAGAACCCAGGAGCAACAGTTAGCTTCGCCCGAAATAAAACCTCGGACCAGATTGTGGAAGGCATTGGCAACGACCGCACCGTCAAGGCGTTGGCCGACCTGAACAAGGCTTACTACGACGACAAAACCATGAGCCTGCGCGACTACAACAAGGGACTGGACGACTTGAAAAAGGGCAACCCGACCTACTTCAAGGTGGCGAAGGACAAGGACTACCAGCAGGCTAAGGGCGAACTACCCTACCTGCCGGGAGAAACCCACTCGACCGTCGCCCAGGTGGACACCAAGTATGCCAAGCAGGAGATACCGGGCGAGCGGCAGTACGCCGAGTGGAAAGACGACCTCTACCGGGCCGGGGGCGGCGACCGTTGGCAGACCCTCAACGACCAGATAAGTGCCGCTTTTGACAAGGGCGACAAAGAAACCGCCTACAAGATTGAGGGTAGTGCCGAGTACAAACAACTCCGCGATGCCCGTAATAAAATCATAGATGCCAACGTTCCTTTTGCCGACAGGCGTGAGCAGGAAGATGCCAAGACCTACGGCACCAAGCCTAAAAACGCGGAAGACCGGGCCTATGAGGAGTGGAAGGACCAGCTATTCGATGCCGGGGGTAGTGGCCGTTACCAGATACTCTCGGACCAGATAAGCAAATTCTACGATGCCGGAAACAAGAAAGGGGCTTACCCCATCCTCGATAGTGCCGAGTACAAGCAGCTTAAAGCGGCCCGTACTGCGGTCGAGAACGCCAACCCTAAATTCGCGGCCCGTTACAAGGCCGAAAACGATGCCAAGTATGGAACTACTTCTAGCTCTAGCAGCAGTTCTGGTTCTTCTGGTGGCTCTACAAAATCTTCGTCTGGTTCAACCTACTACACCACCAAAAAGACCACCAGCTACTCGTCGTCCGGCAGCAAAAACAGCAGCAACAGCGACTGGACGACAGCCCAGAAGAACCTTTATGGCAGGCTTCGCGGCCAGGGTTACAGCGCGGCGGCGGCGGCTTCGGTGGTCAACCGACCCGGCAGTACAAACCCAAAGCCGAGCAGCACGGCCACAACCGCCAGGCCGCCAGCCCCAACAGGAGTAACGGCCCCGTCCGGCACCAGCACCAGCACCAACCAGTGGGACAGCGTGCAGCGTCACGCCTACGCATTGGCCCTGGCCGATGGTCACACGGCGGCTTACGCGGCGGCGGTCGCCAATCGCATCGGTAGCGGCCAGTCTAGCGGCTACAAGTCCACTACCACCGGGCAGTTCGCCGGGTACTCCGCCACGAACCCCCGGCCCACAGGCGGCGTAGGAAGCCCTACAACGCCCGCTACCTCTTTATCCACCCAGCAGAACCCTGCCGGGCAAACAGGGGCCAATTCTGCCGCCTCGTCCGGCCTGGTGCCGTTCTGGGAGAGGAACGCCAATGGAGATAACCAGGCTTCGGCCCAGGATATGCAGGACAACGGTTGGACGAGCGGGGCGGCTGGCTACACCAGCTACGCCTCGGCCCGTAAAGCGGCGGAAAGTGCCATCGCCCACGACCCTTCGTACATCCGGGTGGTGGTATTTGACCCCGATAAAGGTTCTTACGCGGTCTGGGAGAAAGGCTTCTTAAAGTTGAGCGCACTCGATAGCCAATTGGTAAGGAGTGAAACTATTGCAAAGTCCTCGACTTCGGGGTATAGTAGCAGTAGAGGTGGCGGCGGCGGTCGTTCTCGCGGCAGTAGCGGCGGGAGCGGCTACATCCACCCACCTGTTGCCCCTTACCGCCTACCCAGCCCTTATAGCGGCGGCCTCAACCGCCTTAACAAAGGAAGGAAATTCTAATGGCACCCAAGAAACCGAACAAGTTAGCTACCCTACGGGAAGCCTTCGAGAAGTCGGATGCCGACGACGACAAGGGTATGAAAGAGGGCAGCAAAAAAGAGGAAGCCCTGGACACCAAACAGTTTATGGCTTTCAAAAAGAAGAAAGGCGGTAAGTAATGGCGGCTGATAAAGACAAGGACAAGAACCTGACCGAGGTCGAGAAAGCTGACGCTGCGAAGGCAGACCGGGCCGCCAAGACCCAGGCCGAGGCCCAGAAGACCCACCAGAAACTGGCCGAGAAGCAGGCCGATGTATCGGCCCAGTCCCAGTCCGAGGCGTTGGACGTGGCGTTGGAAGATGCCGACGAACCACCCGACCCCCAGGAAGCGGTAGCGGTCCAGGCGGCCCTGGCGAACGAAGCCCCGCGCACCGACATCCCGGTGCAATACCCGGTCTACGAACACCCCGACCCCATCAAGGGCTACGACGTGCTGGACCTGACCGGGCCTTACAACCAGGCTCACTCCGAGCAGGTAGGCGGCTTCTTCCGCCTGGTGCGTAAGAGTGACCCGAACTTTGGCACCGACGTAATTACCGACGCACCCTTCAACACCGCACACGGGCCGAACCGCCTGACCGATACTACCCGGCAACTCATTGAGGCCGCTATTGACAGGCTGGAAGCCCTGAGAAAACTGTAGAATATGTCTGTAGAAACCGATAACTTAGGCACTGGCGCAGCCCCGGCCCCGGTTGAAACACCACCGCCCGCCGCACCTGCCCCTGCCCCCCAAGCTCCTGCCAGCGAACCGCCTGCTATCCGCAGAGGCGGTTCCAGTGAGCTTATCAAACGCTCCTACGCGGAAATGGAGCGTCAATTAGCCGAACCTACCCAGGCCCAGTCGCCTTCCGAGAACGCGCCGGAAGCCGCCGACGACAACGACCAGGGGGCAGGCGACGCTAACCCACAGGCTGTGGGACAACCAGCCGCAACCCCACCCGCCGACGACCGCCTGACCAAACTGGAACAAGAGCTTGCGGAATATCGCAAACGCGACCAGGAGCGGCAGGAAACCGAGCGGGCCGCTAACTTGCAGTACCTTAACCAGCAGCAGCAACAGGAGTTCCAGGAACTGGAAACCGATGTAGAAGCGGCCAAACAATTGGCCGCCTACAACCAGCAGCAACTGGAACAACTCACCGCCGAGTACCAGACCGCCGTAGCCGAACGGGATTACGAAACCGCCGAGAGCCTGGGCCAGGCTTACCAGATGGCCCAGTACCAGGCTAACGTTTCGGCCCGCAACGCCCAGCGTCTGGAAAGGCAGAGGGAGCAATTCAAGACCTACAACGCCAACCAGTACCACCAGCAACTTGTCCGTGAGCAGGCCAACCAGATTGGCCGGATTGCCTCACAGTACGGGCTAACCCCCGACGACATCAAGGCGGTCAAGGCCGACCTGGATGTGACCAAACCTTTCGAGGTGCTGGACGTGGTTACAAAAGCGTTGCACACCAAGCTGAGTAAAGAGGTTAAGGGCAAGGACCAGGCTCTCAAAGAGCAGGAAGGCAAGCTACGTTCCGAGTACCGGGACCAGTTTGATAACTCTGCCGGGGCGCAACCGCACCCCAACGGCAGCAGCAATACCTCTAGCGGCAATACTGGCGGCATCCGGGTGGGTAATTCCAGGGAACTTCTTAGGAAAGCCTGGGGAATAAAATAAACCAGCGTTCGTAGACGGACTATAATCCTGGCTCACGCTGTCCTGAATGACTATTTAACTTTGTAGCCGAAAGGACAGTATTTACTATGGCTAATGAGCAAATGACGCTCCTGGACTATGCCACCACTCAGAAGCAGAACTTCCTCCTGCAAGGCACAGTCAATGCGATGCTGGACGACGACACCCCTGGCGGCGGTATGGGCCTGCTGGGTATTCTGCCCGTCGTTTCAGTGGACTCGATGTCCGGGATGGTCAACCGCATTTCTTCGGAAGGCGGCCCGATGCCGACCTCCCGGCCCATCGGCGGCACCTATAACACGGGTGTCGTGACCCTCGGAAGTGAGCAGGTTGGAACGGGTATCTTCGGCCAGGACGTGCCGATTGACCTGGCCTACTTGCAGAAGACCTCGAACTATTTCCAGGGACTCGAACCCCGCGAGTTCCAGACCCGGTATCTGGCGGCCCGTCTTAATCGGTTACTCAACGACCGCTTGATGAACGGCAACAAAGCCTCGGACCCCAACGGCTTTAACGGCATCCGTTACTACACCCACTCCAAACAAATCATCCGGGTAGACACCTCTATCCCCAACGCGGCTTCCTACGCCAACGGTCTTTCCATCTGGACTGGTTTCACCACCCAGAAGGGGCTGGACTTCAGGGCCGCGATGTCCCGGCTGTTACAGTCGGTGCCTGGTGGGAACGGCAACCGCTACATCCTGATGAACTACAACGTCAAGGATGCTTTGCAGAACGTAATGATTGCCACCCCCGGCCTCTTGAAGACCACCGAGGATGCCTACAACCGCACCTGGGACGAGTTTCTGGGTGTGAAGATTGTTATCCCCGGCAGCCGCAACCCGGTCGTGACCCTCTTTGATGCCTACCAGGACACCAACGCCATCATCCCGAACAACATCTCCTTTGGCACCAACAACTTCACCACCTACATTTACTGTATCCGTACAGGCAAAGAGGACGGTGTGGTAATGCTGGAATACGCGCCCCTCAACGTGCGTACCGTCGCCAAAGAAATCACCCAGGGGCCACAGATGCTGCTCCGGGCTGACTGGTATCCGGGCTTCTACCGTGTCAAAGAAACCGCTATCGCCCGGCTCGATGGCGTTCAGGCTGTATAAGGAGAAAAACAATGCCCCAAGAAGTTGGAACCATTTTACGGGCGGGCTATCCCTACAACGCGATTGTCTGGCCGGGACCGACCCTAGTTCCGGCTACAGTAACGGCCCTGACCAACACCCCGGACTACGATAGCGGCTATGTCCTCTTGAAGAACACCAGCCGTATCCCCTACATGGGGGCGCTCCTGGCAATCAACTTGCCCGGACCCATCAGTTCGACCGGGGCCACCGGGTCGTCCACTATGACCGCGACCATCACCGGGTCTAACGACGGGGTGGCGGCGGCAGGCGGGTCGCACGTGGCCGCCACCATCAACGTGTCCTACACCGCCAGCGTGGGTACTGTCACCAATACCAACGCGCAGGGTGTGGCGACCGGGGTGCTGGGTACGATGTTCTATTTCCGCTTGCCGGAAATCCGCCACCCTTATATCCGGGTGGTGCTGCACACGGTCCTGACCACCATCACGGCCTGCAACTACGGTAATGTCGGGGTTGCGGTCCAGGACGATGTTGATACCGAGGCCAACAACTACGTTGACCTGGGCTAATCACTAGCCGAGAACCGTGTGTATAACGCACACGGTTCTCTCTCAAAGGAAGTTTTATGCCATTCGATAAAGACAGCGCGTTCAAGGCCAACCAGACGGCGGCCCTTAACCGCAAGGTGAAAGAGGCCCAGGCTGCCGTTGTCCCTTTCAAGCAAGAAATTAAACAGGAACGCGCTATGCAAAACGAAATTAAGAACGCCGATGTGACCCGCTACTATATCCACACGCCCCTGGCCGACGCGACTGAGGACCAGAAGGCGGCTGCCGTCAAGCTGGAAATCCAAATCCCCGGTGGACCGACCGCCCACAAGGACGACGATGGCAAACAAATCATCCGGGAGATGGGCCAGATAATCCTCTTAGAGGGCGAGGGCGTGACCACCAACAAGCTGTGGGCCGAGTACATCGAGCGTGAGTACCCTGAGTGGCAGGTATCGGAAATCAAGCCGACCGGGATGGCTTCGTACCTGCAAGAGATAGAGGAAGCAAGAGCGGCCCTGGCCGCGCAGGAGAGCTAATATGTCAAGACTGGACGGCACCGCCACCGCCACCATCGCGCAGGGTGCAACCACTTCTAACGCCATCTACCTGGGTGGGGCTGTCCCTTACGCCTTGCAGCTTCCTGCCGCCAACTGGGTGGCCGGGAACATCACTTTCCAGGGCAGCGTGGACGGGCTAAGTTTCTACGATTTGTACAAGGCCGACGCTGGGACCGAAGCCAAGTACACCATTACCTCGGCGGCCACCGGGAGCCGGGTCTACTCCCTGGACGGCACCGTCTTCGCCGGGCTTAACGCCATTAAGGTGGTGGGCGCGGTTCAGACCAACGTCGGTGGCGTGGTTGTCGGGGTTGGTTTAAGGGATTTGTAATGCTACTGTCGCTACTAAAACCGCACAGCACCGCCGCCGCCCCGCCACCGGCAGGGCAATCTATTACCGATAACTTTACGGGGTCTAACGGTACGTCCCTTGCGGGTAAGACCACCACGTCCGGCGCTAAGGTCTGGCAGGTCAATCCCGGCAGCACTTTCGCCCTGGACGGCAGCGGCCTCGCCAGCAACACGGTGCAAGCAGGCGATGACCGGGCCTGGGTGGACGCGGACCTTTCGACGAATTTACACCACGCCCAGATTGACCTCTCGGTTGCCGGTTCGACCGGGCTGTTTTGCCGGGCGAAGGACAAGGACCACTACTGGATTTTCTACAACAATAACGGCCAGCTTGGGGTTGCTTACCAGGTCGGCATCGGGTTCCAATTTCAGCGGCAGGCCAACGAGATTTCGGCCACGCTTCCGATGACGCTCCACGCCACCTTTTGCGGGGCGCACTACAACACCTGGTACAACGCAAGTCGCTTGCTCTTTGTCGAGGATATGGCAACCGATGGCTCGAACCCGATGTACACCACTTACCCGAATGGCACTCTGGCCGGGCCGTTTGCCGAAACCACTACCGGCAAGTTCGATAACTTCCAGGTGGATAACGGGCGCTCTATCAACCAGATTTTCTTTGTGGGCGACAGCTTGACTTCCGGGTTCAATCTCGGCCAGCAGTACGGTTCAAACGTTTTCGGCTTTGCCTGGCAAACCATGAACAGCCTCGGCCCTGGCTACTTCTATCACAACTATAGTGCTGACGGGGCGAGGATGGACTATATGTACGCCAACTTCGTTACGCCGGTTAACGCTCTCTATAACACGAACTTTGCCAAAAATATCGTAGTGGTCGAGGGGGGCATAAACGACCTGCTCTCCGGGGTGGACGTGGCGACGGTGATTGAACCGCGCATGCAGACCCTTTGCAACGCTTACAAGAGCGCCGGGTTCAAGGTGGTGGTTTGCACCGTTACCCCCTTCCT